CGTTCACTGGATTGCCAAGAGTTGAGAAGCTTCTGAAGCAAGGCGAGGTTCTCCAATTCGCCCGCACCAAAGAAAATGAATCCATCATCAAGGAAATCGGCTTCACGATCCATTGGGAAGGATTGACGTTCCTTGCCTGCAACGCGGCGCGATACAACTCGCACCTGTTCACGGCTGGCCTCAAGCCCGAACACGATGCCTGTTTCGGCTTTAAGTGGACCGGAAAGCATTGGTCCGCGTCTCTCTACCACGCGCCCGGAAAAGAGCATCACGACCTTTCGTTAATCGCCAAGAAGTATGGCGGGGGAGGCCATCGCGGCGCGTGTGGCTTTCAAACGAACAAACTCCCATTCCTGCCATGAAACTCCTCCAGCCAACGCCACCATCACAAACGATGGGTAGAAACATCCTGAAGTCACGCGGCATTCCCGACCGGACCTCCGTAATGCGCTCTCTGTTGAATTGTTATCCCAATGGACTCCAGAAACAAATCAAGCAGGAGCTTGAACGAACAAAGCCAACATGCAACCCGCCTTCAAATGGCTTGCCGTGATCAGCGCCGCGACGGCTTATCTGTACGCCGTTATCGGCAAGCCGTCGCTGGCCTTGACGCTACTGGCTGTCGCCTGTCTCTACGGCTGGCACATCTCCAAGAAACGCCTATGAAACGAATTCCGCAATGCGCCAAGGACCCGTGCAAAATGTTCATTCATAATCACGTCATCATTCAAATGTTGATGCACGTCTGGAATCCACTCAGCGAACATTCGCGCCTTGAAATGGTGGACAAAAAGAATCTCCGCATCGGTTTCAAGTTTGAGGCGGAAGTGTTTGGCGTGATCCTCCGCAAAGGCAACATTGGGTTGTGCATGGAATCCTTTGGAATCAACTGAATGAAAAAACACATCTACATCGGCACCTTCCCGCTGGGGCACCTGAACGTTGAACTCTACGGTCTGCCCGACGAATCCAACGGCTACTTCTTCTGCCGTCCAGATGACAAGTCGCCGCCGCGCATCAAGGTTGGCATGGACACCCACACATGGGAAGAGTGCGTTTCTATTCTCCTGCATGAAACATTTGAGATGCTGATGGCATCTGTTCGTTGTCGTTACGAGACATCCGGCGTGCATGGGGATCATGCCAGCTACACCTTCATGTTCACGCATACCCAGTTCTGCGACCTGTGCGAGAGTCAGGCGCGATTTTTGACCCCGGCATTGCCCAAGCTCGCCACTGCATGGAACAGGATTCACAAAAAGGAAATCGAATGATAACCGCAAAAATCAACTGTTCACGCATAGACAAAAAGTACCTGTTCAAAGGCAAGAACGGGATGTACCTCGACCTTGTTGTTTTCGCGAACAAGAACGGTCCCGATCAATACGGCAACACGCATACGATCCTGCAAAGCATTCCCAAGGAGGCGCGGGAGCGTGGCGAGAAAGGTCCGATCATCGGAAATCTGAAGCTGGATGAAGCGCCACCAGCGCGAAAGCCGGCGCCAAAACCCACAGCGCCACCAGCCGAACCACCATTGGAAGGCGATGATGTGCCGTTCTGATTCAATTTTCCCAAGCCGTGAGTGGGAAGTAAAAACCACAAGGGGGGCATGGTTCTGGTCTTTGTCCATGTCTGTCTGGCAAACGAAGCGGCAGCCGCGTTTGTTTTCCCCGGATTGTAACCACGGGCGCGAATGATCATATGGCATTCAGCGCCGCTAGCACGGCTGCCAGTTTTTAATCATGCCAACAACAATCAACATTCCAAGCCGGCGAGAACGCCACTGCGCGCCGTGCGAACATCTCAAGAGCAACGGCGGAATGCGCGGCGGGCCGGGTAACGTTTGGGACTGGTGGTGCTGTATGCACCCGGAAGCGAATAACATCAGCCCGCTCTCCGATGACCCAAAAATCCGTGACAAGCAAATCGAACTGAGGGCGCGCATGGCTGAACACGGACGGTCCATCGGCAAGAGCACCTTCGCAAAGCAGCCGGATTGGTGTCCATTGATCAAATAACCGAAAAGGATTTATGACCTACACCGATGAACAACTCAAACGCACGCTGGCAAAGATGTTGCCGGCGAAACTAACAGCCGTCACGACTTGGAAGATTACGGTACTTTGGATTGACAAGAACCGCGAAGTCCTCGACACCGAACTGCTCTCAATCTGCCACGAGATAAAGCAGTCGCTTACAGTCTCGCAAAGGATGGAGTGCATAGATAGAATCTATTATCTCCGACCAGACATTCGGCATCCTGAATTCGACTGCGGTTGGGAGATTGAAACAATCGCACTCGCACAAGTGCTAGGAGTGGAGATTGTATGAGCGACACACCAAGAACGGATTCAGCCTTGTTGCGTTACACCGGAGGAGAGTTCGTAACCTTTCCTGTTGGAATCAATTTAATTGTTGACGCCGACTTTGCCCGTCAACTTGAACGCGAATTGGCAGACGAGAAACAGCGTTGCGAATGCAACCGCCAAGCGGTTGATTTGGTTCGCGGCGTTCTGGCTCAAGTTCAAAAAGACCGCGACGAGTGGAAGGCGATTGCAGGGGAGTTGGCAGAGCGAGCAAGCGTTTGTCTTGATAACTCTCACTGGGAAGTAAAGTTTGGGAGTGGAGACTTAAGAGACTCCATCGCCCGCTTCAACGCCAAGAAAGGATAAGACAAATGAAAGACGCACTATATTGGCGAGCGCGCTGGAAAGAGTTGACAGATGTTCACCCACTACCACTTCCAGCCAACAAAGCAGTTGGCATTTTTGATGTGCTTGTAAAGGAGATTAAGCAAGACGCCCGCCACCAAGCCCTGACGGAAGCGGCGATAGTTGTTCAGGCTCTCGGACCATGTAGCGGAACAGCCGATTGGAACAACAGCCGTCGCCATACAATGAAACAAGCTGCTGAAGCCATCCTCCAACTCCGCGACCGAAAGGATGAGAAATGAAACCCGAACAACAAATCAAAGCGTTGGCTGAGTTGGATGGGTTTGAAAACTTGGACCGATACTTTAAGCAACCAGCGTCAGTATTTGGAAAAATGCAAGACATGGGAACTCAAGACGGAAGGGGAGAATCGCTAGATTTACTTGGCAGAGAACTAAAGCCAGTTCCTGACTACCTCCACTCCTACGACGCCATCATTCCGCTGATACAGAGGCAAAACGAAAACACGAAACGACTATTTGTGGCGTGGCTGATTACGATGCTCAATGCCGGTCAATTCCAGTGGGATGCTACGCCCGCACAAATCTGCGAAGCCCTGCTTCGCGCAACTGGAAAGTGGATTGACTAACTACAACTAAAATTATGATACGAAAAAATGTTATCAATTGCCTGTCTGGAATTGTATTGGGTTGGGCGTGTGCAGTGTTGGCTGAAAACAATCATGCACCACTAGCGGTCATGCTGTATGTGGTGTGGATTGTTTCGACAGTAAACAGCCTTCTTCCACCACACGTTGACAAATGAACCTCCTCGAACAGCACATCGCCGACAACGCATTGAGTCCAGACGCAGCCATGAACGCGCTGCAAGACGCTGGGATCATCTCGGATTTGTGCGTCACGCCGGCGGATGTCGCCAACGCGGATTGTTTCCCAGCCATTGTCTGGCTGGATGAAAACTTCAGCACAACCATTTCTCCAGCCTGATCCTTGGTACTGCCATGTTGAACCAATCATGGCATCCAGCCGGTTTGACCGCCGGCCAGCCAGTCACGGGGCAATGTGCCGTGATGCTGGAGAAAAATTTCCTGTTGACACCACTGCATCACCTGTGGCATAGGTATCACATGCTCTGGCCAGCGCCATTATTTTCGCCCGTCGCAAACCTCGGAAACGAGGGAGTCGCTTGCCAGAGCCTTTCGCGACGGGCGATTTCTTTGTACGGTCTGCGATGGGGAGGTCATCATCTCAGGCAGTCTCATAAACTGCCTTCAAGCCGGGTAAGCACCGGCCCTCGCTCCCAATTCCAATCGGAATTGTCAAGTTTACCCACACCAAACCGGGGCACGTCAGCAAGGCCACATAACTGCGGAAACGAGACAGGGTATATCCCGGGGCGCTGGAGTTCGCCAAGCGTTACCGGTCGAATCGTTTGCCGGGAGCGGAGTGATTGCAACTCTCCGCATCATGTCGAAAAACCAGCCGCGAGGAACGGCTGCAAAACCGGATATGAGTCCGCAGTGAACCATCCCCAAGTGACGTGCCCCATCCATCCCATTTCAGTACCCACCACCATCAAGCGCCAACACGCTTCAACCCATAGGACAGCCGTGTTAGATCGTACCGAGTGATACAGTAGTGCCGTCATTGAGCACAGTCCCGGTAAACTGCCGCCTACCCGAGCAGGGTGCGGCGACCCACGGTTATCAACAACACAAGGAGCGCTCCTAAACCGTTTCACCGCTGACCCTTCCGGTTGCTGATTCCAATACTCTCAGTTCGAGCGCACAAGCTCACCAGTCAGTTGACAATCACCTGATACAGTTACCTCAGGATGTCTTGCGACGTAATAGCACATTGAATTAGTGTCAATTCTGTGCCATCGTCGTCTTACGCAATATCTGTAATGGGGGTGTCATAATTGCACATTCCGTACTCATCAGTTTCCACTATCTCCTGCATTGATTGCGTAGTGTGTTGAAAAGTAGCGGATTAGTCGTCGGATCGAGAAAAGGGGCATACTTATCGAACGCACCCCCACCACCCACCCCCAAAGACCCCCCGCCGGCCCTCGTCATGGCGATGACGTGTGGTTCGCATGAGCGGAGGCAGGCAAGCGAGCGGAAAAGCAGGAAAAACTTCAGCCTTGATTCACTTTCCCGCCACCGTTGACCCAGAACAGAGCGCGGACAAGGCGAAAACGCGGCCAAAAGTGGCAGACAGACGAAGCATAATCAATGTTGTGCGGATAAATACCCCTGTTTGCGGATTACTCTGTTTCACGTCTTGCGTTTCGGTCGTCCTCCCGCGTGTTCCTGCGCGGTTTGAAATCACCACGCGGCGAACATCTCCCAGCGTGATGGGGTCCGGCGCTCTCCGTGTATCGGCCACACGTAGCAAGATCGAATACCGTGTTGACCTGACCGGGCCGGCAAATCAATGCCCATGTCAGCCAGACGAGTTGGGCGCTGGTATTTGTAATGCCACGATTCGAGGCAAACATCCACGTGCAAATAGTGCCGTGATGTGTTCCAAGTGCATCAGCAACGTTATCCCAATTGCCGAGAGCGGAGCGCAATTCTTCAAGCATGGTGCAAACCTCTTCGCGAGTGGGATGCTGGATGGCTGAAATTGTGCGCATTTCGCGATCTAGGCGACGCGGAGGCTCGGTCATGTAATCGCAATAGCACGGTGATATCACTTTGAAAAGGACGGAGATGAATCACTCTTCATTTCGCCCCCTTCCCCTCCCCTCCCTCCTCCGATTCTGCTTTACAAGCGATGGGGTTGTTTGGTAATAGTGGGCCAGATTCGCGGGTTTAGTGATCCGTGGATGGGACAACGACAACAACGACAAAGACAGGAGACAGAGACAATGAAGACATTTAACACAATGACAATGAAGGCATTGAACACAGTATTGGCGGCGGCGAAGGACTTAGCGCACAACACCCCTTGCATGAGCCGGCAGGCACAGGAGGAGTTTGCACGGTGCAAGGAAGCGGATGCGTATCGGGTGGAGTTGTGCGGAGTGGTGATGCAGATACGGGAGGCATTGAAAGAGGCGTTGAGATTGGCGCATGAGAGCCGCATCGGAATTGTGGATGGGCGGGAGATCAGGAGCGCGGTGAAGCCGGGCGACCAGTTCACGGCGCCGTTGCGGGTGGTGTTGCATGAGAGCATGAGGAGCACGGAGGAGCGTCCGGAGTATGTTACGCATATTCAGAACATGCAGAACGGCGGCATGGATGCGGGCGTTTACTTTCGGGGCGACGCTGAAGGAATGGGAGGCAAGGACGGCGGGCGGGCGGCGTGGCGCAAGGCGCTGCTGAACTACATTGCACGTTGTGACAAATACGACGTTGAGCCGTTCCCCGACTTGAGCATTCAGAACATTCCGGCGGGTGTGGCGCGCTGAAATCTTCGCTCCTGTCCCCTTGCTTCGGCTGGGGGACATGGGCGGGGATTACAACCGCACAACAACGACAAGAAAGATCAAAGACTATGGCAAAGACCTATGCAGTAGAAATCAGGGTGCGCGGTGAATACCGGGCGGCGCACAGTGCGCAGAGTGTGCAGCTTGACCGCTGGCAGGCTATTGGAACGATTGAAGCACGCAACCGGGGGAGCGCATTGCGCAAGTTTGGGGAGAAGTTCCCCGGGCGTGAATTGCGGGCTGAGATTGCGGGAGGTGTGCGATGAACCTTAACCACTGCGAACCGTGCCCCAATTGCCAGCGGATGCACGCGGCGAAGCAGTATGAACGCCGGCAGGCTGACCAGCACGACAACACCAGCAGCCCGGATGCAATAGTGTTTAACCCGCCGGACGTGGCTTGCCCTTGTGGCGCAACGCTCCGCTATTCCGTGCCGCTGTTCAAGATCAGCGCTGAAGGCTGGGTTTGGCGCATCATCAAGCCGGCTGGTATTCCACAACCACAATCTAAACTAGAGCTTGAACACGCCGCGCTGGTTGCGGTGGCGGAAGCGCTGCAATCCATCAGCAACCTTGCTTCCGATCCAGCAGGCTCGACTTACACGCTGAAAGAGCTGTTTGGAACATTCCAGCATGGAGTTGGGATTCCGCAAGCTGAAGGGAAGAGAGCGTTGAAAGCCCTCGCCAACCTCGCCACCGTGCGAAAGGGGGACGCATGAACGTGCAAACCGCGATCATGATTGCCGCGACCGAACGGGACGGGTATTTCCTCACGTCAGCCACATTGCCCCGGTTGATTAGCTGTGACCGGCTTCACCCGGTACTAATCCGGGCGGGTGGTTGCCGGCTGGAATGCCCGGCGCAGGATGCCAGCCACATCATGGAATGCCTGAAAGCGGGCGGGGATTACGTTAGGGACGTTGGCTTCCGGGCGGTGGACGTGGACCTTGCCAAGCGGCTGCTGGGCGTCAGGGATGACCGGCAGACGATGCGGGCGGCCTTTGTGGAGACGCTGAAGGAGAGCAACCGGCGCGATCCGGCGACCGTTTAACCCTGTCTGGACCTCGCTTCCCGTCATGCCAGCGGGAAGCGCAGTCCGGGCGGCAATCACGCCAGAGACAACAACGACACAAAGACCATGACACACAAAGCCATTGAAACCACTTGCGCAACGCTTGGCTTGACCGTGCGGCCAGTCCCCGCCAGTGACCGGCGCAGTTACGAAGCCACAGGCACGGAGCGCTTGCCCCGGGTTTACTGGAGCACGAGCACCGAAGGCGGATTGCTGGGCTTGCCCCGGGTGATCCGTCGCGACGGCCACGACACCCACGCCAGAACCGCAAAGGAAATCCGCTATTTGGTGCAATCATGAAACGCAAGCACACCCAACCAGAACCGGAGTTTCCCGGGCTGTTCCTACTTTGCGGCGAAGTTCGCAAAGAAGAACCACCACAACGCAAGCCCTCGAAACCACAACCAGACAAACAACCGGAACAAAAGGAGGTTAGGCCATGAGGAATCTTAAACACCCATTCAAAACACGCGCCAACATTGCCCTTGGATGGTTTGCCGCCAACACACTTGCCAGCTTGCAAGAGACTCCGCCGGAATACCCACACAAACGCAAATTGAAAAATAAGCCATGCGCCGAGGGCAAACACCATTGGTTTAACCATAAGAAGTTTTCCCGCCGCTGCATTGTATGCGGCAGGGAGGAAACGCGATAGCAATCCCACACTTGACAATCAAGCCCCTTGCTTGTAGAAATACGGCAAGGGGTTATTCACACCCCGAAACAACGACAGCAACAACGACATGAAAACGATTAACTTCAAAGGCGGCAAACTTACTTTGTTAAAGCGGCGAGATGGCCGCTACTGGCTCACCATCAAATGCAGCAAGCGCGGCGGCTCTTGCTCAAATCTTTTCGTAATGAACGGCCCGAACACTCGCGGGACCGTGTTCCAACTCCATTGGATGCCCTAAACATTTGCAACGGCAAACAGCCTGACTGTTATGAAAACAACGACCAACACCACGAACGCACACCCGTTCAAGATTGCCCGGCGCGCAGCGGTGCCCATCATGGCAATCGAAACCGCAGACCCCACAGCCACAATCCGCAATTGCGGACTTGCCCGGAATGGCACCCCGGACGCTTTCCTTTCTTGGGATTGCATTTCTGGCTGCATAGCCCTCCCCGGGAAGTCGGCCAAGGAAGCCAAGGCCATCGAAGACTTACTTGGCGGTCCTGCGCAAACTCAGAACCTCCCCGCCTGTCTGGACGCACTCCGCAACAATAAGCCCGAGAATTGCACGGTGTTTCTGCTTAACGCACACGCGGCGCTTGGCGATCCCACCGCATTGCAAGCAATCTGGAATTGCCGGGACACGCTGAAATCGGTTAGCTCCGCCATCGTGCTTTTGGGGCCGTCCATCAAATTGCCCCCGGAGCTTTCCAACGATGTCCCCTTGTTCGAGGAACCAACCCCGACCACGGAAGACATATTCGCCCAGCTTGACCAAGCGATCAAAGACGGTCAAAAGGCATCCGAAAAGTTCAACACTCCCACCGACGAAGAGCGGGAGCTAATCCGCAAGACTTTGACCGGTTATCTCTCCATGTATGCCGTTGAGCAAGCGCTGGCGCTCGCCAGCACGCCAACCGGGATAAACATCCGGCGACTTTGGGACTTGAAAGTTGCCAACCTCAAGAACACGTCTGGACTCGAAATCTCCCAGCCGGAAATCAACTTCAAGGACTTGGCCGGTTGCTACGGCTCCAAGGACTTCTTCGGGAAGATCATCAAAGGCCGACAGCCTATCGGCGGCGTGTTCTTTCTTGATGAAATCGAGAAGATGATTGCCGGGAACGGCGGCGACACTTCCGGGACTTCGCAAGCGCTCGTTGAACAATTCCTTTACTGGACGGAAGCCCGCAAGGTTCTTGCCGTTCTCTTGCTTGGCGTCCCCGGCGCTGGCAAGTCACACACGGCGGCGTGCGTCGCTGGACAGGCCAAGGTGCCGTTGCTGCGCGGTTCCATGTCCACCGTGAAAGGTTCGCTGGTTGGCCAGTCAGAACAGAACATGCGGAACTTGCTGAAGACCGTTGACGCCGTGACCGAGGGTAAAACCCTGATGATTGCAACGTGCAACAGCCTGAACAGTCTCACGCCTGAAATCCTTGCCCGCTTCAAGCTGGGCGTGTTCTTCTACGATTACCCGACACAGGAGGAAGCCGGCGCGCTCTGGGAACTCTACCGGACCCGCTACGAAATCAAAGACCCGGTGCCCGGCGATTGCGTGAAGTGGGTAGGCCGGGAGATTGAATCTTGCTGCCATCGGGCTTGGTTGTTCAATTGCCCGCTGAATGAAGCCGCCGCGTCCGTTGTCCCCGTGTCACGCGCCAACGCCGCGAGCATGGAAGCGCTTCGCAGCAGCGCACACGACAAGTTTTTGAGCGCTTCAACCATCGGCATTTACAAGAAGGACGCCAAGCCAGTGCCGGCAGCATCCAGCACGAGCCGCAACCTTGACTTGGGAGCTTGATTTTATGTGCGACAAACACACCCACGCCAAGGTTGAAACTTGGATCACACCAGAGAGCAGCCGGCATTTGTCGGCCAAGATGATTGGACTATTCCCGGGCGAAGCCATTCCCGATCACACCACCGGCCCGGAACGCGAGGAGGTCATTGTTTGCGTGTACGGCACAATCGAAGTCGCGTTTGACAGTCGAATTGAGATTGTGACAAGCGGCAATGCCGTGTTCATCCCGGAAAATACGCATCACGCAGTTTTGAACAACAGCGACGCCCCCGCCCAATACGCCTACGTTGCGACCAACAAAAAGGCAGCCGAAGAGCGAAGCAACTTAAAACGCGCTCTGAAAATCATTCGCGATGATACCAGCGACGATTGCGCCTTGCATGTGGCCGCGCAAGCACTGCAAGGGAAGCCTTTCACTGATTGCCTACCTTGAGAGTTTATGCCTTGTGACTCCATCCGATTGACCGGCGTGCAACTCGACAAATGCGACCCCGGGCACATGATGACCGCGCTAACCGGCTTGAAACTTTCCCCGTGGATTGACCAAGCCACACCGCACGTCATCAACTTTGGGAACGGCGAGAGCATCAATTGCAAGACTGGCAAAGGCCAGTTCGGCACGCTCCGCGATCTTAACGAAATCAAACGCGCCTATTCGGGCGCCGTAGTGCAAGCCACCGCTCGCAAGTTCGGCTGGACGCCACAGCAAGTCAAAGTTGTGGAGGGTCAGCAAGTCACCACCTTTAACCGCCGCTAACCTATGCCCGACCAGAAAGACACCAACGCTGCTTGGTTGCAGGCGTTCGACAGCAACGCCGGAAAAATCACAATGCTGGTTCCGCCAAAGCGGATTACCAGTCTGCGCAAGCCTTACGATTACGAATTGCCCGCCCGTGAATGTCGCGAGATGCTGCAAGAGGCCAAGGCGATTTTGAAACCTTTCGACGCCTTGCTTCAATGTAATTTGGTGGATTCCAAGCCGACGAAATACGGGTTCCGCGTAAACTTATTCTTGCTTGGCTATCGTCCGGGATATTGCGGCGAAGCAACTCGCGGACTAACAGTCGAGCAGTGGCAGGAGGCCACGGATAAGCTTCGCGTTTGTCTGGTGGCATCGCTGCCAGACGCGATGATTTACATTGATCCTTGGAGCAGCGAAAAGAAGTTTCAAGCCCGCTTTGAAACCTACGTTCTATTTCCCGAACTTGCTTGACCTATGCCAGACCAAGTTGAAATCACCATTCTGGAAGACGGCACGATCAAAGTCGAATCAGGCCGCATCAGTGCCGCCAATCACATGAACGCGGAAACGTTTCTGCGCGAAATGTCCCGCCTTGCCGGCGGCCCCGTCACCGTGCGCAAGAAGCACGGCTTGCAGCAGCAACAGCAGACCCAGCAGAAACACGTTCAACAGTAATTCCCGACAGTAAACCAACAACAACGACAGAAACAAAAACAGTATGACAACGACAAAGACCACACAAAGCAACGTCAGCATTGTAAACCTTGAGAAGTTCAAGGATACAGTCCTCTTCAGCATCACCCTGCGAAAGTGGGGCAACAGCGCACGGATCAAAGACATGAACGCGCTCGAATCCTACTTGCTCGCCTTGAAGCAGGAGGAGCAGGCCGAAGGACAGAACGGCAGCGACAAGGCCACGGAAAAGGCCGTTTACATCGCCAGCGAGCGGGTCAAGAGCAGCAAAAAACTGGTCAGTTCCAAGCGCTACGATAAATTGTGCGCCGCCATGACGGCGCTAAAATCCCGCGTTGAAGCCCTGTCAATGCCGAGTTTCTTTCGCTCTGGCATGTTCGTATGCAAAACAGCATCCGTCCCGACCGTTGAGGCCACACTAAAAGCCGGCTGGGATTCTATCCTCAAAAACGAGCTTGCCGACTTTTTAGGAAAGTTCCCGGAGGACGTTGAAGCCGCCCGCAGCAATCCAGTCAAGAAGGGGGGGCTTGGTCCGCTGTTCAACGAAGGCGACTATCCCGACCTCGACACGTTGAAAAGCTTGTTCGCCGTGGAATGGTATTGGATGGCGCTCAGTGTCCCGGAGAACATCCCGGACGAATTGAAGGCGGAAGCCAACGAGAAATTCAAACGCCGCATGGAAGACGCCGCCGAACAGATCGAGCAAGCCTTGCGCGTGGAGTTGCTTGAGCTTGTCAGCCACGCCGAGGAGCGCTTGACCAGCAACCCGGGCGAGAAACCGAAAATCTTCCGTGACTCCATCATTGGCAACCTGACTCAATTCCTCCAGACGTTCGAGAGCCGGGATATTTTCGGCGATGACCGCTTGAAGGAAGTCGTTGACAAGGCCAAGGCCGTTATGCTGGACGCCAACGGCACCAGCCGGATTGACGCGCAAAAGCTTCGCGACTTGCCAGCCGTGCGCGCCGCCGCCAAGGAACAATTCGCCAAGATCAAGGCCGAGCTTTCGGGACTTGTGGAAGAGAAAGGCCGCAAGCTGGACCTTTCTGAAGAGTAAGCGCGCCCACAAAGCCCCGGCGGGAGTCGTTGCCCGCCGGGGCACATCTTCTCTCATCTTATGACCTTTAGAAATCTCACCACCGAGCAGCAGGAGCTTATTTCCGCAGCGCTGGACAGCGCACAGGAAGCTTTCGCCACATCATACGCGCAATGTCCGCTTCTCATCGTTGCACAGGCGGGAGCGCAAGCTGAAGTGATTAACCTTTCGGGCGCCGACAAGCAATCCGTTGGCGCCGTCATCGCCATGGCCAAGCAGGTTGCAAGCGTGCTATTCGTCTCGGAGGCATGGACAACCAGAATCAGCACTGCGCAAGGCAGTGCCATTGCCGAAGCAGTTCGCACCGATCCCGCCAGCGCTGTCATTCCCGAGCCGCGCACATCACCCGACCGGCGCGAGGCCGTAATGGTTCAATTCTTCCATAAAAAGCGGCATATCCTTTGCGTCGCGCTCATCAACCGCCCGCCGGGAGGCACGCCAACGCTTGAGCCGTGGACGTTCACCGACAACGCCGCTGATGGCGAGATTTACAAAACCAACTTCAGCCCGCCGGGTGCAAGGCTAGCAAGCGGCATCGTATGAACTCGAAACCAATCGCCACAGCGTACGCTTTCGAGAGCGACAGCACGCCGGGAAAGCTCTATCAAACATTGCGCTACGTTGACGACAGCACAAGCTGTGATTGTCCCGGCTGGACGCGCCGGGCAATCCGCCAGTGCAAACATACCCGGCTTGTCGAAATGGGACTGGCAGACGGCCATTGCAAATCCAAGGTGGATTACCAGACGCCCGACCGCACACCAGCACCGCGCCGCGTGGCAGCCCTGCCCCGGGAACATGCACCGGGACGCAGATTGGACCTTTCCGACTAGCCGCGCCGACAACGAACGCACTCGTTACCATGACACCCACTACACTTTCACTCAATCAACGCCTTGAGTTTGCCCGGGATTATCTCCGCAAGGAGAAACCCAAAAAGCTTGATCCTGCTTTTCAATTCAACGCCCCACTTCAACATGGCTGGTTGCGGCCATACCTCTTGGCGGGAGACGCCTTCACATGGCAACGCTGGGCGCATTGGATGGACGTGTACGAAGCCGGCAGACTCACCGAGGCAACCATTCCGCAAATCGAATGGAGCAACGGCCAGACGCCCGCCCGGAAGCACCTTGAGCACTGCCTTGACGCCGTGACTAAGTACGGCGGCTGGCTGGGATGGAGCAGCCAGACACATTTCAATTACTTCCTCGACTGGTTACTGTTCGCGCTGGGCGATCACTCGCAACCGGAAGAACCGAAGGAAGGACAGGACCAGCTTGGCGCCAGCGCCCGGCTTTATCAGTTGTTCAACCTGAATCAATTGCTGGTGGAGCCCTACGATTACTTCGGGGACATCCTTGCCGAAAGCCAGCACGGCAGACGCAGCGGATTCTTTCCCACACCATTACACGTCTGCGAAATGATGGTAAGAATGCAGATGGACGGGGAAGACATGCGCGACAAGACCGTTTGCGATCCTGCCCTTGGCACGGGACGCATGTTGCTCTGCGCGTCAAACCATTCATACAGACTCTATGGGATGGACATTGATCCGCTAGTGCTGAAAGCGTGCAAGGTGAACTTGTGGCTGTTCGCGCCGTGGGGAATAAAGCCGTTCCCGTTCTTTCAGACGTACGCCAGCGCACATGAGAACGCGCCGGCAGTTCCCAACCTCACATTGACCTACAAACAAGCGGAGTTGATACCAGCATGAACATCAAACCCATGTGGGAAGCGGTTCAATCCCTCAACACCGCGATCTATTACACCACCAATCCCGAAGAACGGAAGGAGCTTGAACAAATCAACGACCAGTTGCGCGCCATGCTCCGCAAGCGTGGTGTGTTCATGCAGCAACCGACCAGAGAGGAGAAACCGGAATGACTTGGTATTACAAAATCATGGGCGGGCACACGCATGTCCGCGTGTTTATGAACCACGCCAAATGCGGCGACCTCTGTTTCCGCAACGAGGAGTTTGCCGAAGTGCGCGATCACTGCCCTTGGATCACGTTCATTGAGGAAACATGAGCACTTATCCGACACTTGAACAAGTTGAAGCTGCCGACCGCGAAACACTCTGCCGCTGGTGGAGATTCCTGCCATCACCCGGGATGTGGGCCGTAGAAAGCACGCAGGAGGAATTTTACAAGGTGATGAACGCGGAAGCTCAAATCATGGACCGCATTGCAGCAAGGATGAAGGAAGTCGGTGGGTTCACTCCTGAAATCAGCAAGGCAATCGGATGGGACAAGCCGAAATGAAACGCATTGCAGAGAACGCCTGTCTCCGTTGCGCACATTCAATCTACGAGGGCTTTGATGCTCTTTGGCAAGTCACCGACCGCATTGAACGACGCTGGAGGATTCAAGGCTGCACGCAGACACACATTGACCGATGGACGCGCCAGAAAAGCGAACACGCTAAAAAACTTTCCCGACAACACGACCAACAACAACCAGACAGACTAACTTACTTGCACCGATGAAAACCGGAGACTGCTACGAAGCGGCTGGCAATTTCGTATTGGACAACCGTTTCTTGACGCTTGTTCACGGCACCTGCACCGGCACTGGACCAATCGCCGGCATCGCTTTCGGCCACGCATGGGCAGAGGATCAGGACCTTTGCTTTGACGTAGCCAATGGCAAAAACATGGTGGTTAGAAAAGACGTGTATTACAAATCTGGCCAATGCCGTGACGTGGTGCGCTATCCCGGGCATGAAGTTCCGTCCCTGTTGTTGAAGCATAAAAACTGGGGACCTTGGCACAAAACCACGGCAGCACATCACCAACGCCAACGCAAATCACAAAAACCCTTGACACTAAGCAAGGCCCTTGGTAAAACAGTAGCAACGTGATTACTCCACAGCAACAACAAGCCGCCGAGGAGCAATCCTTGGTCAACAGCCTTGACGGCATTACCTGCATGGATTGTCTGCGCCCGATAGAAGGCACGCAGGGCATCAGCGCCGGCATTGGCCTGTGCAATCCATGCTACGAGAACCGCTCCGAACATGAGCGCGAGATTCGCGAAGCACACAAGCTGACAATCCTCAACCTCACGCCAGCCATTCGCGCCGTGTGTTCCTGTAATTGGCTGTTCGTCTCCAGCACGCTTCCAGATGAATCCGAAGCAGACAGGATCAAACAAGCAAACGAGGCGTTTGAATCACATATCCAGAAGGTGCTCACATGAATCCTAAGGCTCAATACGTGGATCAACAATCCAAGGTTTGCCGCGAACAATGGTTCAAGGATCACAGGGCCACTATGCTTGGAAACCCAATTACGCCAGCAGCTAGAGTGATTAGCTGGGAGAATCCCAAGTCATGGAACTACGGTTGCCGGTTCATTATTCACCGTCGTTGGCTGTGTGTCGTCGGAGACATCGGCGAAGCCGTGTTTGAGTGGAGTCAGGACTTGACGCTGGAATTTCTGGCCAGCTTGGACTTCGGATATTTCCACAGCAAATGTCAGGCGTCGCACTCGGGACGCGACTTTGAGCAGTTTGATGGCGAAGTAGCTTGGAAGAACGCCAGCCAGTACATTGAAGAACTCCGCGCATTGCCGCCGGAAGATCGTCACGAGAATTATGCTGAGGAAATGGAGGTCTTAGATTCACTAGATCAATCTTCCTGCAAAGACGATTACGATACAGCAGCCAGAGACATCTACGATGCCACTGGGGACGCGGAAACTGCGTCAACAGTAAGCGACTGGGGCAAAGTCCCATCCGCTCACGCCATCGGCATGTTCGTTGGGCTGAAAATGGCGATTGAACAATTGAAGGCGAATTCAGAATGAACCTTATCAATCAGCGATCCGATCTTAAGATTGCGCGAGACGAAAAACTGTTAAGCGCATCTCAGCTTGCCATTGCGCTTAGTTGTCCCGTGTTCCTCTCATCAACACAGCGAGCAGGCAAGGAGCTTAGCGCTAAGGAATGGGAGTTTTTAAGTACATCATTGATGGAGTTAAACCCCTCTGGAATCCCAGTGTTTCCACTGATGTCTCCGTTTCCGGCATTCCGCATTGCCTATACCGATGAACCAGTTTACGAGCAATGGTTTATCAACAAAAACGATGCCCTGTGTTTACGGCTTGATGATGGATACAGCCAAAAAGGAATCACTTTTCGCAGCCTTCAGCACATGAGCCGGGCAGATAAAAAGATCAAATTCTTTTGCACCATAAACGGCAAGCCACTGGACGCTGAAACAATGAAGGCTGGACGCATTCAAGTTGTGGACGGAAAAGACGGCATCAACGCATTTGCTTCCAGCGCAATCCGATGGCTTTCATTCTTTCTGTTAGATGTCATGTCACCAAACAACGTAATGGTGAAAGTTGAGCCTGAAAATGTGGCAAAAACACGCAGCGTTGAGTGGTGCTTGGCGCGCACGCATTACCTTATCATCCCTCGAAATCACGCTGTATCATGTCGCGAACGTCTGGGAGGACCAACGGACGATGAAATCGTTATGGCGGCCCATTGGCGCCGAGCGCATTTGCGCCGTCTAATGTCTGAAAAGTTTATCCACAAACGCGGACAGCTAGTGCCGGTAAAGTCGGCATGGGTGGGGCCAACTGAATGGACGGGGCTGGATGGCAAGGTTTACAAGATTGTTGAGCCGCCACAACTCAGGGATTAACACCATACGTTTACATTTATGCCCATCAAACACACACCCGCAGCGGATTACCTTGGCGATTCGGTCTATGCCGACCGTGACGACTTCGGCGCACTAATCCTCACCACGGAGAACGGGATTGAAGCCAGCAACACGATCATTCTGGAGCCGGAAGTAATCCGTGCCCTGCTGCATTACTTGGCGCGACAGGAGATGATGCCAAAACGATGAACACTCAAATCAAATACGTTGCGCAGCGCAGCATCCACCGAAACAACGTCGTTATTGAAGCCGTCAAAGGCAAGGTGACTGCCAAACAGGTAGCGGTGAAAGATCGCCCTTACGTGCTGAAATGTCGCGCCGTCATTCCACTGGATGAATGGAACAAGCTTGCCAATACGCCACTGGAAGCCGCGCTGCAATGGCGTGATTGGAAGCGCAAGGAGTTGGAATTCCACAAGCGGCACAGCCTTTCCAAATTGCAGCAATGCGAAGCGGACTTGGCCGAAGCGGAGAAGTTTTTAGCCGAGATGAAGCCAGCATGAAAACCGTTGTCAAAACCCTCAAAGACATGACGATCCTCCCGCCTGCGCCGGACGTCTGCCAGACCTGCGCTGTAAAGCATGATCCAGCACAACCGCACAATCAGCAATCGCTTCACTATCAATACACATTCTACAAGGAGCATGACCGCTGGCCGACTTGGGCTGATGCGATGGCGCATTGCAGCGAGCCGGTGAAGGCGCAGTGGACAAAGGAACTTAAAAAGCACGGCATAACTGTATGACAACCATTGAAGAACTATCCGCCGAGATTGCCCGCAGGGCGCCAGCCTTTGCGCAGGACGGCGTAATCAACAGCGCCGAAGTCATTGCCACGCTGATACGCCAGCACCTTGCGTCACATGCGCGGTGCATTTATTGCAATTCCGTATTTATGCTTGGCACGGAGGAATTGCACAACGCCTTAGCGGATCACATCACGTCATGCGAAAAATCGCCGCTGGTTCAATCGCTGAAAGAGGGTCAGGCAATTGTCGAGGAAGCGATGAACGCCTTGCAAGACCCCGCCGAAGTCTGGGCGATGATGTTGCGCGGCGAAATCGCCAGACCGCAGGCATTGGATCATTACGAGGAATGCAAAGCCGAACTGGAGCAGGTTCAGAACGCGCTGGACAACTACTGGCGCACAAATCCAACCACGCTCGCGGCAACGGAAGCTGTGATGAAGGAAGTAAATCACTTCAGGATTGAATTGCATAAACTCAGGGAGAAACACGATGCAATTACAGAAATGTGCTCTCGCTTTCTTGTCGCACACCGCGATACAGCCAAGCCTTGGATCGAAAGTTTCGCTGAAGTTGGCGCTATTACCGCAGATTTCAATTACCACCCGCGTTATCCATTCATTGAACCAGTTTCCGCCTTGACACCAAGCAACCCGCTTGATAAAAAGGAGGGGCAATGAGCAAGTTCCAACTCTGTCCGAAATGCCGCGAAGGCTTCCGCAAGGCCGGCCACAAGGGAGGCAAGAACGGAAGCCATGAAGCCAAGGTGGAAGCGGGACGCAAAGGAGGGATTTCCAAAGCTGACGCCAAGGTTGATGCGGGACGAATGAATTTAATCAAAGCCCGCCGCATCCGCTCGCAATTGGCGAAACGAATGCACGGCGAAGCGGAGATAAAAGTTTTGTGAGAACGTGGGCGAAAGGAAAGCCATCGGGACGTATCCCGGATACCCGAGAAGACGCAGAGGTAGCTGCATCGGGGCAAATGCCATAGTGTTATGAGAGTTCAAATCTCTCCTTGTATCATTCAGGTTCGATTCCTGACGTTCTCACCCTTTCACACAACAACAAACCAAAAACAATGAGCATACAAAATGACGACGCGCCAATGGAGGTCTTAGCCCCCAGCGCAGTTGAATCGCTTGAACGGGCACAGATTGACGTTCAAATCGCCACCGCACATCAATACCCACGTTCGCTTGACTCGTTTCGCAAACGCGCAATGAGCATGGCCTGCATGGATGATGAAACCGCCGAGTCCTGCCTTTACTGCCGGCCAGTCGGCAAGGAACAGAACGACAAGGGACAATGGGTTGAGAAGTTCGCCGAAGGCGCCAGCATCCGGCTCGCTGAAATCGTGGCCGCATCCTACGGCAACATCCGCGTCGCCAGCAGCATCGTGGAACAGACTGACCGCTTCGTTCGCTGTGTCGGCATTTGCCACGATCTTGAAACCAACTACGCCGGCAAGTCTGAGTGCGTTGAGGCCACCGTGAAGAAGGATGGGCAGCCTTACAGTGAACGGCAACGTGCCCTGATAGCCAAGGTCGCACTGGCCAAGGCGTATCGTGACGCAATTTTCAAGGTGGTGCCGCGTGCGCTGGCCAAGCCGGTGTACGAAGCCGCCAAGAGGGTTGCCGCCGGCCAAGGCATGTCCATTGAACAACGACGCGCCAAGGTCAAGGGCTGGCTGGCGCAGGTCAAGGTCCATGAATCACGCATGTTCGCCGCCCTGAATGTTGCTGGATGGTCTGATGTTGGCGAACAGCAATTGATGATCCTCACCGGTTTGCGCACGTCCATCGGTGATGGCGATGTCACGCTTGAGGAAGCCTTCCCGAGTGTTACCCAAGCGCAGACCGGTCCTGCCGCAACCGCGCCACAGCCGGCAGCGCAGCCGGCAGCCAAGACGACGCCAGCCACCAAGACCGCGCCAGCGCCAGCGCCAGCCCAAGCGCAATCTGAACCGACCAAGGAAGCCGAACCTTCCGATGGCGATCTTGGCCCGCAAACGAAATCGCCTCCGCAGCAGAAACCAAAGGAAGAAGTCACCGCTGAGAATCATCCGACTTGCCGGCATTGCAATACAGTCGTTGAGGACATGGCATCTCACAACTGTCCGCAGATGCAGGCCAAAGCCGCCGAGCTTCAACAAGAAGCCGCCAAGAAATCAGTGGCATCCGCCACGGCCAAAACTGACACGGACTCACCCACTGAAATCTTGGAATCGGTCAAGTTCCTCGCCGCCGAAGCCAGCCTGACTGATGCCCATGTGCTTGAATTCTGCAAGCGCAACAAAATTGCCAAGCCGGAACAGACCAGCTTGAGCCAGCTTGCGGACTCCAAGTTGAAGTTGCTGATCAAGAGTTGGCCGAACATCCTCCCGGAACTGGTTGCCATCCGGGACGGCAAATAACCTCCCATCCCGAAGCGTCCCCGGCGCCAAACTTACTGGCGCCGGGGACAATCAAACATGAGCAACCTGAACTTCCGGCCTTTTTTTGAACAGATCAAACAGGAGCATAATTCCATGAACGACAAGCCAAAATTCACGGAGGTTGGGTTTGACGAGCAATACGCAGAGCGCAAGCGCCGGGATGATGCTCAATTACTGGCCGCAGCCACGTTCGTTTTGATTGTCGCCGCCGTTGTTATCATCTCCGCAACCGTCGCGCTGTGCTGGATTCTGCACAAAATTTGATATGTGCCGATTCTGCCAATCCGAAGCCACGATTCATATTGAAGCAGTGGATTTGCGCCTGTGCGCCTCGTGCCTTGAAAAGATTGATGCACGCATCGCCGCCATGAATGCAGTGAAGGATGCGCGAGACAAAATGAACTTTGCGAATCTAAACCGAGAAGTGATGGAGACGATTCGCATCATGGAAGATCATCTCCAAACTTTTCACGGCTATCGCCATCTTTGGGCAAAGAAAATAGCCCTGCATGAATCCTGCGGAGTATCTGAAGCACAGCTTCAAAAAGAACAGCTTGATGCGCTTTCAATGGTTATTGGTCATGCGCACATACTCGCACAGCAATTCGGATTGAAGTGGGAGACGTGCGAAATAACCCGAGAGGAATCCCGAAGGTTGCTCCGGGAAGCTATGGCAAAAGCAAATGGAAAATGAACGTCTTAACCTCCCGTCCGCATCGCGATTTGAAATCCTTGCGCTTTGTCCGGCGAGTGAATCCTTGCGCCGCTCATTGCCTGACGACGTAGTTAATCAGCCATCGGACGAATTCGCGCTGCGTGGCACACGCATTCACTCTGCCAGAGAGACACGCAACCCACTTCAATTGGATGAAGAAGATGCCATGATCTATCAGACCGGGCTGAAGTCGGAAGCAGCCATTGTGGAACAGTGGCAATCGGACTTTGGGATTGAATCCTACATTGAGGGACCGGGCGAACTGCGCTTGTGGATGCACGATGAACAGACGTTAAAGCCAGTCACTTCCGGGAAGCTGGATGTTCATTACGTCTCACAGAATCCCACTGGTTACGTCTTGGTAGTGGACTGGAAGAGCCTGTGGAACTCCAACCTGACGCCGGCAGAGCGCAACTATCAAGGGCGCGTTCAGGCCGTCACCGTCGCTGCCGAGTATGATGCGATCCATGTCCGCTTTGCATTGAACAAGGCGATGTTCGGGACCGTTGATGCGTGCGACTACGATCAGGCAGGTTTGTGGCGTGCTGAGTTTTCCATCCGGCAAGCGCTGTGGGAGGCAGCACAACCGGGCGCTCAATTCAGGCCGGGGGACTGGTGTGTTCACTGCCCATGCAAGGCGTATTGTCACTTCGCCTTACGCAATACAGATTCAGCCCTGACTGTTTTCAATCCGCCGGCTGACATCGCCGAGCTTTCTGGTAAGGCGTCTAAGAAGATAATGCGCGAACTCGTTGCCGCCGCGCCGATTGAGGTTGTCCGAACGGTGTTTGGAAAACGCTCACAGATCAATCATGTAATGGAAGCGGTTAAGGAACGCCTGACAGCACTTCCGCCAGAGGAGAAATATCGGCTTGGCCTCAAGATGAATCTTGGACGATCTTCCGATTCGGTGCGGGATGTTCGCGGAGCTTTCAACGCTATGGTAGCCGGCGGATTTCCAGAGGCTGACATCTGGCGTTGTTTGAAAATGAGCAAGGCAAACGTAGTTGACTTGGTAAAGCGATTCAACAACTGCCGCGACTCCGAGGCTGATGCTTTCTATGAAGTCCAGCTAGACGATTTCATTGAACGCAAACGCGGCGAAGAAGTACTGGGAGAGGCATAAAAAACGTATGAAGAAACCCAAACGCAAGAATCGGAAAAGCGGGGCGGCTTTTCGATCCAGTGAGCTTGCGATGCTGCGCCGCGCGGAACTAGAGCTACACCGTGGAATCACTAACATGCGGTCGCTGATAGACCAACTGAACAGTATGCAACAAATATGGGCGAGGGCTGCTGACGCTCTGAAGGCTGCGCAGCACGACCAAGCTCCCCCCACTGCCGCTGGCGTGGCGGTTGGAGCGCAGAAAGGACTTTGAAATTATGAGCAAAACATCGAACGGAAAAGCGAAGCGGCAGTTGCGCTCCACTGGCATTGTTCTACGCGAACAGGTGCGAGCCGCCATAGACGCAGAACCCGAACTGCCGGGAGAGATGCCGAAAGAAATCTGGGACATGCTGCGTTCAGATGAGCGGGCGGCGGCGGAAGTAATGAAAGCGAACGTGCGCGCCATGAAGGTCAATATCAAAGCAAGGCTCGGACTGTAGCGTAGAACGCCCCAAGCTAAGCCATGAGCGACTACCTCAAAATCCACCCACAACCTTGCCAGTGCCCGTTCTGCGAGAGTGAGCGGCGCTGGGCCAAGAAGCAAAGCGAATTGGCTTCAGCGCCTTGTTCTGCCGCCGCGTGCGAACAAGAAAGAGATGTGCTGAACACATACCGCCGAATCTGGGAGAGACTACCGGAACGGCAACGGCACGACATGATGGCAAGCATGAGATGCTGGAGTCCTGTAGATTATGAAATAATGGTCGCCGAAGAACAGCGGCAGAACGCCGCGCTCTGCGACCCGGCGGCGAGAAAGGAAAAGTGAACAACGACGATCAACCGCTCCTGAATAAGAAGGCTGAACGATACGGCAAAGCGATAGCCGGGTTCGTAGCAGCAAGTGGTTCAGCATCCGAACCCACGTATCAACAAAAACTCGATGCGTGGAAAGCCAAGCAAGGGCTGACTGACACCGATACGAGCAACCCCGAAGAAATGCGGATGCTCGCCGAACAAAAACTCTCAACCGAAAAGTCGTGGTGTCTCGGATGCGATGCCCACCTACCCGTCAAAGACATGGTGCTGATAACCCGCCGCCTCGATCCATACGTGCAGATTGATGAAGGGCCGACGGACTACATCTCAAAAGCCAACCGCATCTATAAATGCCCAGCCTGCTACAAAGCCGATGAGGACGAGGACTAGGATGCTGAACGTCTCGGATCAGCGACCCGGCGACCGAGACGCAACGAAAAACACAAGCAGCGGCATCGCCGGGTTCGCTGCATCCGATGGTTAGGCTCATGTTACGATTCATTCTGAAAACAAAACGGCGCGACCAGCACAACGGCGCGGAAGTCGAGCAACTGTGGACAATGGACGCTCACAATGAAGACTTGGAGGCTGCTCTAAAATGCGGCGGATTTTCTGAGTCGGGATACGAATACACCGAGCTTGTCGGCGTGGAAGTGCGCGATGAGCCTAACGCCGAACTCACGCACCGCGAAAAATGAACTCACAAGCGATCCAGACGTTACCGATTAACCCACGGCGTTGCTCGCGGTTGCGTGCAGTGAGTGGTTCTGCGGCTGTCCACTACATGAGTGAGACGGTCGAATGGGCAACGCCACAGGAGTTTTTTGACCGCCTGAACGCGCTGCATAACTTCACGCTCGACCCCTGCTCGACTCACGCGAACGCAAAGTGTGACAGGCACTACACGGCATCCGAAGATGGACTCGCTCATAGCTGGCAAGGGGAGCGCGTCTGGATGAATCCGCCATACGGACGGGTAATAGGCGACTGGATGAAGAAAGCCTACGAGGAAAGCAAAGGCAGCGCGCTCGTGGTGTGCCTAGTGCCTGCTCGCACCGATACCGCATGGTGGCACGACTACGCGGCCAAAGGTGAAATCCACTTCGTGCGCGGACGGCTCAAATTTGGGGCGGGCAAAAACTCCGCTCCATTCCCGAGCGCGGTCATAACCTTCAAGCCGCAGAACGAGAAAGCTGACCGAAGCGGCGGTCAGTGACTCCCGAAAACAAAACTGGCGTGGCCCGCCGCTTTCGGTCCAGCGCCTTGTTCGACGACGACTTATGAAACTGACACCAAATGATGTAATCACTGTGGAATCCGAAGACGGAATACTCCACGAAATGGTTGTGAAGTCCCAAGACCTCGCTGCCAAAACGATAACCGGAGCAGTGGCCAACTGGCCGGGAGGTAAAGAGCGCGGAAAGGTCGTGGAAACAATCACAGTGCCAGACCACTGCATAAGCTGGGTGGGGCATAGGAAGCTACAATGAAAACTCCGCCATTCACAGCCGACGAACTAAGCAGACTGCGGCACGCATTCAATGCTCGCGATGCCGCAGAGCGAATCATCAATGCCGCCCGCCAGCGGGTGTCAGGAAAGAACAAGACCCACGCACTTCGAAAGCTACTCGGCCTGTGTCCTGAGTGTGGCGATGAAACCCCAGCGGGAAGGCACTACTGCGACAAGTGCAGACTGATCATGAACGCAAGACACCGAAAATGACCATCCACCTTCAGAAGTACAGAACGGCGAGCATCCGAATCATATCCCGATGGGACTTCGGATGCAGAAAATTCGCAACGTGCTACATCCTGCAGGTCGGCCCGGTGTGGCTCTCGATAGACCGAAAGCGCAAGTCGTCGAACGATTGAGCTATGGGACGCCGGACCAACAACGCCACGATTGCAACTGAGACGCCCAACCGGCGTTCACATCAGCGAATTGTTAGCTGCTGTCTCGACGTGTCCGGCACATACAAGCCCGGCGACCAGCCTCCGACCGGATACATGAACTGGCACGAATGGGCGAGCGTGCAACACAAAGCGGGGCTGCGACAACAACGCTGCGGCAAATGCTCGCTGATGAAATATCCGCAAGAACTCAGCGGCCAAATAATCTCGATGAAAGCAACAACTCGAAAGTATGGCGGCCAGACCGTGACGCTCTCATGGCCTGTGTGCAACGCCTGTGCAGCTAACGCTCCGCTTGAGCGAAGCGGCGCGAAGAACCAAGACACATGAGCAACACCGCGACAATCGAATCACCGAGGCCCGCCGCTTTCGCTCCAAGCGGTGGTTGTGCCGCCGGGTTATGTCTCGACCTGTTCTGCTGTGAAGGCGGCGCGGGCATGGGCTACGCGCTCGCGGGCTACATCGTGACCGGCGTGGACATCGTGCCTCAACCTCGCAACCCGCATCCCGTCATCGTGGCGGACGCGCTCGAATACCTCGAAGCCCACGGCCACAAATACGACCTGATACACGCATCGCCGCCGTGTCAAGGATACAGCCACCTGACGCCGGAAGCCCATCGCGGAAAATACGCGAAGCTCATCCCGCAACTCCGCGAACTGCTAAAGCGCATCGGAAAACCTTACGTCATCGAAAACGTGGCGGGCGCACGGCATGAACTGGAAAACCCGGTGATGCTCTGCGGCTCGATGTTCGGACTGCGGACGCGCCGCCATCGGTGGTTCGAGACAAACTTTCCGGTCGCCGCGCCGTGCGCGTGTGACCACTCTGAAATGCCGCTGCTCGTCACGACGGCGAGCAAGGCCAGCCGCGCCAAACGCCACGCCCTCGGCATCGTGCCGAAGTCCGTGAAGAACGCGCCGCAAGCCTACGGTATCGGCTGGATGTCCAGCGATGGACTCAAAGAAGCAATCCCGCCCGCATACACGCGCCACATCGGAGAAGCGGCTAGGCGGCACAACAAGCAGATAATCAAACCATGACGTATGCCTAGAGACTGGAAAGGCCCATTCCAAAGACGCTTGCAAGTACTCGCATCCGAACGCGGAAAGCGCATGGCAATGGCGCGATGGCGGCAAGATCGGGAGCTACGGGATAAGCTGGCTAAACTCACGGCAGAACAATATCCAACCCGGATTATCAGACGTATCATCGTGATTGATGATGAAAGAGTGATGCGTGAAGCCGTGATATGGTCATTCGATTACGCCAAAGACGCAAAACGGAAGACTCGTCAGGTACTGCAATACGGCTAATTTGTCATCACCGACCACTCCAGCTTATTCCAAGCCGAGTCTGAACCAACGGGAGCGCCTCCGTCGTTAGCTGTAATGCGAATATCAAAGTAAAGATGATACCCCTGTTCGTACAACGTCCATTCCGTAGGATCAGAGGGACGCAATCCTTCAGCTTTCATTGCGGCGATTGACTGAGGGTTGGCGCAAAGTAATTCAAGATCGTCTTGCTCATTCCAGAGTACGGAGCAATTAGCGTTCGTGCTCATTGGGTCTTCAAGATTCCTTGAATTGCCAATGCGCAGAGTAAATAGATTCGGGCTTTCCGCATTCGCATCCTTCGTGTCGTGTTCCAGTAGAAGGTTGTTGACGGTTTTCTCCTTGTCTGCGTACCCAAATGGACAATGGCCAACCAACCTCCGATAGTAACCATCCTGAACAACCGCATAGCTATCATCGGGGATGTCTGTCTCAACTTCATCATCAATCAACGCCACACGCTCACGATAGAAGACGCCTCCGATTGACTTCAAACAGTAATCACTGCCGCTTGATCCGATGAATACTTGCACAGCATTACATTCCTGCTGGGATTCGGCTGTTCTTCGGAAATTCGCAAACGCACCATACCCATGATCCACCAAGTCAGCGGTCTTGTATTCGATGTTTACAACAAAGCAACGCCGGTTAATGCAAGACCCGGGCAATGGATAGCTCCACCAGATTTCCTTTGCGTCTGGCAGATAATCACCAACTGGAGACTCGCAACAACTGCGATTGAATCGGTCTGGATCGGTGTCACTGAATTGCGCACCGCAGGCACGCAACAACCAATCGGGGCATTCCGGCCCAACAATGTAAGGATTGTAAGTCCAGATTGCATCCCGTGCCCACCAGTAAAGTTCCCGCCCGTTACTCACCAGCGTATTCGGATACGCAAGACAGGCAGACTGATTGCGTGATTCGACATAAACGCGGGTGAACCCAAAAATAGCATCCCCGGTTGGTGACACTACACAGCGCCAGATGGCGCGCTCTGTGAAGATGTAAAGCGCGTTCACCATTTGCGCCGCTGCAAGGATCGGGTCCCCGTAATCCAAATCTTGAAATCCCGCAACCGAATCATCTCCGCTGCCAGTTGATGGAGCGTAGATTTCACCTTTACGATAATCACTCCAGCGGATTCGGCTTGGTTGATCTTCAGCGTCTTCCACCAAATTCATCCAGAGGATGACGCCGTTGAACTCGACGACTACCTTTGCCTTTGTTACGCCTTCCCCTTGCAGGCCGGCAATGGTGGACGAAATCCCAGAGGCCAGCGTGTGCATCCTCGGCTCATCAACGTTGTTGGTGAAAAAAACCTTATCCTCCAAGGCAGCCATTTTGAACCGGCTGCCATCTGCGCCAAGCCCGGAGGCAATATCGGTCCACTGGGAAGTTGCATTATCCAACACTGCAACCCGGCTTTGTGTACCCAAGAACAATCTGCGGGTTTTATCCGCCGATGTGCTTTCAAACAACATCGTGGGAAGCTCCCGATCCGCTCCCTGCCGATGATAGTCCCAATTATTGGGGTCCGTTTCGGAATCTGATCTTTGCCCGAAACTTAACGCCGCGTGCCCAGCGCGCTGACAAAGTGACCCGGTGCGGTTGATGGCCAGATTGAGCTTGTAACGGAATGCCCCCGGAGACAGGTCTGCTGGCCGGCTACGAGTGTCCAGCGGTCCGCTCAATGGCGTTTGCGGGATGGTTGTGAATCCGGGTGACTTTGGCATAAGCATTCACTCTCTTGGAAACTCTAATTTGAACCGGTCCAAATACCAGAGAAAATCACGCTCGACCATGCAGCCAAAGCGCGACCGTTCAGATTCAACCAAATGCCAATCTTCATGGAGCTTTCGCAGTGCGAGCGTAAAATCACCACCACGCCTCATCTTTCGCTCAAGACGCAATGCCAAAACTGGCGGCAAGCAGGTGTGCATGACAAACAGCTTGTTGTAAATCGGACACCAAGGAGCGATTTTGTTCAGCCTTCCGAGCTTGAATTTGTGCCCAATGCGCAGGTTCTTCATAAACACCACACGCCCTCCCGCAAGCCACGTCTTCAATGACAACTCCTGCTCATCTCCACCCCACACCCTCAGATGGCGCAACGCATTCAATTCAAGGAACCAACTGCGATTTATGATGTAACATGCGCCCATAACCGCAGGCACCTCATACGCATTGCCGGCTTGCTCAGTTGCCCAGATACATTCAAATGTCTGCATCTGCGCCGGCTTCCCCTTGTCCAGACCGTGAAAGTTCCACGTTGCGGCGAAGTACGGCTTGGCCTTGGTGACGTCCATGTTGTTTGAGTCCAGCCCGAGACATGATCCACAGTAGAGCGTTTTACTTCCCATGCCACATTCACGTTGCCAGACATCAAACCAGCCCGGAGTAAACCGCATGTGCGAATCCGTGAACAGCAACCATTCACCACGCGCAACACATGCGCCAACGTATCGGGATGGACCGCAACCGATGCGATGCTGATTGCGAACGCACCGAACACAATGCCAGCGGTCAATGAGTGCCGGCGCCGCAATTGGAGATGGAGTGCTAGCGTCATCCACAACGACAATTTCAAACAGACCTTCAGGTGAATTAAGAATGATGCTCCCGATAGTCTGATCAAGTTCATCAGAATCATTGTGACAGGCAATGACGATTGAAAGAAGTGGGGTCATTTTGTAATACGTGTTCGCATATCACTTGTTAGCTGCCTTGCGCTCTAGCCAGTCAGCGCCGCAGTTTAGGCATCCCCAGCGCCATGCTTTCGTTGAGTTGTCGCTGTTATCGCCGGGTAGCACCACTTCCACACGCCACAGCCTTCCGCATTTGGCCGAGTTGCATTTCGGGCAGCTAACCACGCGCTCCAGCGAACCACTGGCCCGCCCTGCCGCTTCGTTGATTTCAGGTTTAATCACGGTTTCCTTTCCGCCCAGCGTCACTGTCGGCCAGTGGTCGCTGAGCTTGGGTCGTTCGACTTCATCATCACAGCCAACATGGAATAGTCTCCGTGGTAAACCTCAGTCATCCGTTCTTCAACGAGGTTAACGCCAAGCAGAGCAGCCACCGAACGGAAATCCCCAAGCGCTCCTTCGTGCCGGTGATTGTGATTCGGAATTCCGCCGCTCGCCACGTATGCCCGCCAGCGCTCGACCTCCGGGCAAATCGTCACCACGTAGCCCCCGGGCTTCACGCAGCGCATCATTTCACCAATAACGAACTGCCATTGATCCAGCGGAAAGTCCTCAATCAAATGCGATGAATACACCCAATCCAACACCGCGTCTCGAAACGGCAGACCCAGCACATGCCCGCGCAGATGAATGATTCCCTTGGCTTCCGCGCCACCGCAATACTTGCGGAAATCATCGGCAGGAAGATCAAACGAAATTGCCCAAGGCACAACTGGCCAGCCCTGACTTCCGACATCCACGCCACAACCTTGCAAGTACGGCTCTACCAGATGCGCGTACTTGAATGATTCAGACGGCGCGTGAAGACATTCTTCTTGTGTGGGTATTCTCATAACTTGTTCATGTTCTGCAAACAAACATTGCCGTCATGTCTAGCGCGACTTGCAATTGATTCTTGTTGGAAGCCACAAAATGATGTGCCACCGCGCCAACTTCACGGTGCTCCGGGCTGCTGACGAGACTTGCAGGAATGCGCGCAATCGCCTTGTTGATCCACTTAAAATTCGCCGCAAGGATTTTTAGCGAAGCCTCGTCATGCGGACTGTGATCGAATCGTTCATGCACTGATTCTCCAACGCTTCTCCATGTGGTAAGTAGCTTGAGCGCTGTACTGGTATTTGCAGACACCAGAAAGCCAGTGCAAAGGCCGGCCCAGTTGACCGACATTCCGATGTGTTTTGGAACCGGGATGGCATTTTCAGCACAAGGCTTGCGCATCAGCACATCCGCATCAATGACAGCAACCCAAGGAGCATCATAACAGCTATATGCCGCGCTGACTTTGTACCACCAAGGGCTTTCTTCGGCGAGTGGCGAGATTAGCCTGAATTCCATGCCGTGAAACTCCGCATAGCGTCGGGCGGCTTTCTGAGCCATATCGCCAACCATCCTCCGGTTGTCGTCGTAAGACATGGCCAGAATCGGTTTCATGGCATCAGCAAATTAACTATTACGGAAACGCATCAAAAATGCGACGTGATTTTTCTGTGCCGCTTCTTCGCCCTCAACAAGAGCATTTACATCTCGCATCATTCCCATTGCAATATCTTGCACGCACTCTGCGCAATATGGTAAATAACCCATATCGCGGTTGGACTCCACGGAGTAAGCTATTGTAGCTCGTTTTTCAAGGCAGTAACAGCACGTTTGCGGCGGGGATACAATACCAAGCATTTTGTCCATTGTGGTTATTAGCATAGTCCACTTGTCGCGTTAATGTGATGAATGTCGTCAATCATGACAATTACTTGAGTCACAGTAATGGCCTCCATAGGATTTGACTCACAACGGACTGCTGTATCCGTTACCAGCTTATGCCGCGCTCCAGTGAAGGGATGATCCGCTACAATACAATGCACGTTGTCAGGAACGGATAGAACATGGGATGGCAACGTGACACCAAACAATCCAATAGAGGTTGTCTCAGTCGCGCAAGCGATATGCAACGGCAGTGAATCCACACCGATGAACAACTTGCAACACTCCATTAACGCAGCCAGTTGATGCACGGTGGTTTTGCTAGTCAAATTCATGTCACATCCCGGAATTGCTGCGGCATATTCTCCAACCTCGGCCACCTTGAAGCCAAGGTCATGCAAATGATTTACAACAGGAACCCAATTATTTAATGGCCACTGCCGATTTGTGTCCGGATTGACGGTGTTGATGATGCACCAACGAAGCTCGTCACCGAACGTTTCCAGCGCAAACTTACGGTCATCGTTCCAGTATAACTTTGGCCTGCGGTCCTCCAACGTCACCTGTGCTGCCTCCGCATACGCCGCGAGATAATTTAAGTGCGGACGGCTTTCGTAAGCCATCGTCAAGTCCACCAGCCGGGCGCTTGAATGAATGGGAATTCGCTTGGCAGCCAAACGCACCAACGGATTGCCGCGCATCAACTCTGGGTATTCGGTTTCAACAAAAATGTCGCTGTTCGGATTCTCTTTTGCCAACGCGGCCAGCACGGGAGTAATCAAAAGCACGTCACCCGCTGCCCTTCTACGGCGAACTACAATGTCAGTTCCTTTGGTCTGCAAGCTCATTTGAATCCATGCGCCCCAACAAAATGATTAAGCGAGCGTCTTATTATATCTGGGGTTATTGGTTCGCCACGACGCAAACGGCTATAAATAGGATCATTTAATGTGTCGCTATTATTACTCAATTTGGACCTCTCAACAGCGCTTGCGACTGCAAATTTCTTACAATGATGCCAACACGCAATACAATTAGACTGATCGTTGCGCCTGAAAATGTTTGCCGGCTTGCGCCATTCTTGCCAATTGTATTCACCGCACCATGTCACTAATTTCACAGGATAACCTCGCGCAGCAACCATTTTCCAAAGCGCATTTGGCCCATGTTCAAAGTCATAACGTTGCACCTTGTTTGCAACGATGATCGGATAACTACTAAGCATCTGCGGGCTACACCAAAAACCGGAAGTGCTTAAATGTGGAGCAACTTCATAGGTTGCAATGGCGCCATACATGCCAACCCCGAACTTTACCCAAGACTCTACCATGCGACTCATCCAGCCAGATCGTTGAAAATAAGATGACCCCCCAAAGCAAACAACCATATCTGTCTCTATTAGTTTAGATACGGCAATGTACGCTCCTATATCAAAACCAGAATCATCATGGACATAATAAGATAGCGATTGCAGTTCCTTGAAAACCGTCTCGCAAAAGGCATCCGGTTGTTGCTTTTGACAGACTACAATTGATTTGTGGACGTGCATTGGCTTAAACCGCTTGTAGCTCTCCATGAAGTCATTCGCGTACTCCTGATGTTTTTTATCTCCGGGTACATGAATGTAAACCAACGTAACCGTGGGTGGAATATGCAAATGCACCACTTTATTCAGTTGGTAATTTGGGTATCCATGTGCAGGTTCTTGAATAACTCCCTTATGAGGAAATTTCCCAATCCCATTCGGATTTGCCGCAAAATAGTACCTCCACTTGGCGGCAAACTTTGCCTTGGATTCCGCCATGATGCCTAGCCAGCGCGGCGTAATTGAAGTTGATGTATGCTCTTCATGCAATCCGGAAGCCAATGGTGTGAAGATGATTCGCCAACCATGCTCGCGAACCATCATCGCCAAATCATCATCTTCAGAATAGAGCAAATAACGGTGATCAAATCCGCCAACATCAAAGAACACATCGCGCCGAACCAGCATGGATGCGCCGCAAGCCGATTCCTGTTCTACCGGCCCGGAGTACCGGGACTTTTCTGCCCGTAAATCAATATGCACGAAACCATTGCCATGCCTCACCTTGCCGGCATATTGAATTGTCCCGTCCATGTAACGCAACAGATGCGTCACAATGGCCACGTCACCTAACATCTCTCCAGTGAGGGTGGCAACTACATCCCCATCCAAGTAAACATCGTCGTTCAAAAACAACAGCAGTTTGCCGCAGGAACGTTCTGCCCCAAAGGTGGCTTTCTTCCCGTATCCGGTGGCAGTCCCCGGATGCCTGACCAGTTTTACTTTCTCATCGGCAAGTATGCCGGCAATCGGCCAAGGCGTGTCCATGTCACCGCATACCACCACTTCCCCAACTTGTGGAAGAACCGCTTTCAAGCACCGATTCAGCTTCGCCACATTCGGCTTATACACAGCGATGATTGCGCTGACAAAGGGTTGCAACGTATGGGACGGTCGTTCATCCAGCTTGGGCGCAAGGAAGTTTGCGACCTCAGCAATGACTCGCTTGGAAGTTGCTTCTGGATAGGCGATGCGAGCGACGGCATTGAATCGCACCGCAGAACCAAGCCAAGGGTTCTTGTTCACCAAGGCAATTACCGGAGTTCCGGTGGCAGCCGCAAGATGCAAGGTGGATGTGTCCACGCTGATGATCAATTGGGCGCGCTCCATAATGGCCAGCAAATCATAAATGCGATGGAGCTTCATCCTGCCGATTTCCACCACTTCATGGGTCTTACCAAAGGTTTCTTTTATAGCAGCCAAAATCGCCGGCCCTCTTGAGCATTGGGACGTTACCCCGCCGGTCAGGTTGGTAACCAACTTCGGCTTTTCCGTGATGAACATCTTCCGAATCAGCGCAGATTCGCGGGCTGAATTTCGCCGATCAAAAACGGGCGGCATCTCAGCATTATGGAAATCCAATTCCATGCCGGCCTCACGCCATGTCTCCAGATTGTATGCCTCCGTCAAACGTTGCTGATTGTGATCCTTGCCGTAAATCTGCAAGCGAAGCACTGATTTGAACCGGCTTTTGGCAATAGCCATTGCCTCGCTCAGTTGGTCAATCCGCAGCTTAATTGGGAAAGGAGTCACATAGGAAACACCTTCCAACACGTCAGCGAATTCAGACGCTACAACCAGATGCGGATTCTCTCCAGCCTCATGCAACCGCTTCAAAATCGGCAAGGCATTGATGATGTCTCCGTATCTGCCCAGCAGCACTACGCCCAAACCGTTGATTTGCTCGCCGAACAATCGTTCCTTAATTAGGAACTCTTGGGCCAGTTTGCTGTAATCGCACGCCCAGCCCGGTTGCAACCGAATGGTCCCAGATGGAATGACACCACGTTTCAGTTTTGATTGCACGTCCACCCGCGACCGCTCCCATGAATTTGCTTTGGTTTTCCCATCATTGCCCATGCCTGAAAGGTGATAAACACCATTGCCCCAGCAGTAAATGAATCCGGTTTCCGAATAACCAATTTCAGCTTTGGTCCCAGAATGCTTTACGGTCAATCGCATTACAAAATCGCGATCTTCTCCAACGTTAATCTGGCCGTATCCGCCCAGAGATTCCCACGCGGACTTAGTAAAAGCCACCGTGTTGAAAGTGCCAGCCGTAAGCTTCTTTAACTGCCGCTTCTCCATGTAGAACTGCCGATTCTGCCACACCCAATGCAAGTCAGCCTCCCTTTCAAAGACGCGGACAAATTGCTGCAAGTATCCCGGAAGGTACAAATCGTCATCGTCCCACGTTGCGATGTGAGTGCCATTGGCCATTGCAATTGCCAGATTGCGCGCCGCACCGAGATTTGGCGGTCTTTTCTCAAGGTTGAAGATGTGTACGTGAGGAAAATCGGAAGGATCAAGCTCAAGCTTCTGTTCAGGCAGGGTGTTGAGAATTACCAACTCCGTGTTCCATGAACATTGCTGGCGGCGAAAGGATTCAATTGCCTCCTGTAACTGAGGAACGCGACCATACGTAAGGCAGATACAGGAAAGAACGTTCATGCGCGTAGTTGCCAGTACACCACAGCCTCTTTCCGCGATACCTGCCACCCTCCGGGCGAGACAGTGCCGCAGCTTGGATTAACGCATTCAACGCGAAACCTGACAGGTCCAAACCAAGGAAGCAGTTTCTCACTCGCGACCCGGCAACCACTGGCGCAGAACGGGCAAGTGGAAAGGATCAACGTTTCGGACGATTCAGAACCGTCTTCGGAAATTGGAATATGCGGCTTGCTCACTGCGACGGTTTTCCCACAGAACACAGAATCAGTCAAGCCATTTTTGGCAGTTGCTTAGGTGATGGTCAACGTCCAGCCATATTGGACATAACCAGAGTCCAACATTGTATCGTCAATCACCCAAAGCGACCATGCCCCATTCGGGTCTTCTCCAATGAACTCGGCAAGCGTAGTGGGATACGATTGCGGTCCTGCCGGCCACTGCGGCGCGGGCACTGGGAATTCCACCTGTAATCCGTATTGCGTTGGCTTGTACGTGACCGTGATTGCCGGCCCGGTTGGACGCGAAAATTCGGGCAGAGGACTTGCCGCGTCATCGTCCAGCACAAAGATGCAATCAAACGGATTGAATGCCGCATACATCGTGTTCGCCATCAACAGCACAGCCGTTCCCGATGGGGACCGCAGCAGCATGTGGACGTCAGCAAAATTCCCGTGATTGAAGCGGTTCAGCGTAATTGTGACCTTCGTAATTGAAGTGATTTCACTGTCAACAAACAGCACTGAAGGATACGGGCTGGCCTTCGTCGGAGGGCTGCCTCCGTCAAGAATGTCAATTTTATGATCGTTGTTGCTGCCCGTGCAATCCAGTGCCGCTTCCGCCGCCTCCTGTGCGGCTGCCAAGGCAAGCTGTTGCGCTTCGTCCAAACTGTTCATGCTTGTTCGCGTTGCCGACCGGGTTACTGAAACGCCGAATTCATTGTTGGGGCAGGTAGCTGTAAATGATTCGGTGGCAGGATAGACCGCCATGCAATGTAGTTGTTTCAGCGCGGCTTTCGTCGCCGCATCCAGTGCTTTCTGATCAGCATCAGCCTGAGAGACTTCACTCTCCTCAGACTCCGTAGCGCACACGCTCTGATTGACTTGGCCATACATACTATCGGGATAAAGCAGATTGAAATTCGATGAATCCGAATCGTCGCTCGTATCGCTGTCCCATTGGAACTTGTAGTACTGATACGCTGTGACATTTCCCGAAAAGTATCCGATAAAAACAGGACCGTAAGGCGACGGAACATCCACCGATCCATAAGCGGTTACGTCTCCAAACTCAGCCATCAATGTCCAAGTGGAATTGTTGTTCGATCCATAAACCTTGAAATTAAAATATGTAGTACCAAGCAAACCACCACCCATCCAAAACCGGGACAGAATGGCGGCGCCGGCAGAAATCTTGTACACACTGACATGCGGAGGACCGGTATCATAATCAACCGGCTCAATGACGAGCGGTTCAATGGACGCATTGATGAATCCATTCGGGCAGCTTTTGCACACTGTCTTGCTGGCGGTGTAAGTCCGTGGTGGGGTGTAACCCGATTCGATGTCTGATAGTGGATTCGGGTCTTGGAGTTGCACCGGCGGCGGCTCATCAAGGCAGCCTTCACCATAGCAATTATATCCAGAGGCGTAACCGTATCCGAATTCAGAATCGTAATAATAAATGCCGCCCATTCCGCAGGCGGGCGGAACGTACGTCTCATTCTCATCTTCAAATTCGTCCGCGAGCAAGCTTTCACCATCCGTTACGTTGTAAAACGAAACGCTTCCCAGCAGAAGCCCGATGGCATCATATCCGGAGGGAGACGAGATTTGCTGAACCGAGAGGTACACGTCCTCATCAATGGGTGCAGAGAATGAGAGGGAATAAAGTTGGAAATCCTGACTGTAAGTATTTAGCGTGATCGTCTGAGACACGCGCACATTCTTAGTGCCGGTGGTGTTAATCTCCGTTGGCCGAATGCTGTCGTCAATTGTTCCGGCCTCAATCGCGGCAAGCAAGCTCGCGTTGCTCATGGAGTCGGAAAAAGACGGTGAGGCAACATCCGAACTTTCGGCGATCATGTACCAGCGCGTTGTTCCGGAAGCCCGCCTCCAGAGCCGGCACAGCGTCGCATCCGAATCGCCAACGTGAGTCACGGTGTTGGTAAAAATTGTCCAATAATCATTCGTTCCAATTCCGACCGGAGAAATAGGAGTCTCCCCTTCGTCATTCAAAAAGGAAATGGCGTAGTCGTAAAATTCTTCGGAAGTCGTGCCAGTGCCGGCACCGGGAGAATTTGAAGAAACAGGCGCCACCAGCGGAGACGCAAGCCCGTCATCATTGATGGAGAACACCCGCGCCTCAACGCTGTTTGGCGTGTCATCCAATCGCTGATTGCCGGCAATCTCCAGCGACATGCGGTACACTTTTCCGCTTTCAACTGCATACGCGGATTTGCTGATAAGCTTCCCTTTGTACTCCTCACGGCTGCCGGCCAGATCAACGTACAGATCGTTTCCGGGTAGCAAATCAAAGAAGCCATTACCCAGCAAATCAACGTGACCATCAGCAACATGCCAGTTGGCAAAGCCGGAATAATTGAGTTGGCCGGCGTTTACGTATTCATCGCCAGTCGGAGCGCAATTGCCAGAGCACACATAACCCTTCAGACCGCTGACATAATCAAGCACGCTGCTGGCAGTCGTTCCGAAAGCATTCAGGAAGAAACCGCCGGTGGCAAAGGCCGAAAGCAATCCGTAACCGGCGCCGTGCGAGCGGACGCCAAGACAAATGACTATGCCGCCGCTGGCTTTGAAGTCATCCAGCAAAGCAATCGGATTATCATCAGTGATGTAGCTTGGTGTTTGATCCTCGCCGTCACTGATTAAAAGCAAAACTCTCCGGTCAACCGTAAGCGCATTCAGTTCATCAATGGCCGCGCTCAGTGCGTCATAAAATGAGGTTGATTGCTGTGTCTGGGCGATTCCCGGAACAAAATCACCAACTGCATCCTTGTCCGAAATTGGAGAAGACAACACGGTTTGCGTTGAATCGTTGAACGACATCAATCCAATGAGGTCTTTCTGTTCGTTGATTTCACCAATGATGCGCGTCGCTGCTGCCTTTGCATAGGCCAGCTTGGAAACGTATCCGGCACTAAAGCTCTGGCTCATGGACTTGGAGTTATCCACGAGCACCATGACGCCGCTAGAAATCTCGTCACAGCAATTGGATGACCCAGCCAGCACGGTTAAATCTGCCTGAGCCGTCATGCTCTGATAGGTGACGGTGATGGTAGCTGTTCCGGGTTCCATTCCGGTCGCGTTTCCACTTACAGCGCCAACTACCGCAACGTTGGCGTCGGAGGTCTGGAAAATTGAATCGGATGTGACATCGGTTTCAATCCCATCCTTGAACAGAACGGCTGAAAATTGAACACTACCAAGTGTGCAGAGCAAGGATACCCCGGGCTTGATGATCAGACGCGGCGCCGTCGGACAGACATCCGGATTCTGCAAACGAAAGGCCGGATCATCGCAACGTCCATCCGGAGGCGGAAGCACGTTCACGCAGTCGGCATTTATGATGCGTCCGAAGTTCATACCAAAGTCGAAGTGATAGTTCGCCGACAAACGCCACCGGAGGCGATCAGCAAACAAGCTTGGTCAGCGAGCAAATTGGCCATTGATTGAGCCGCTGCCGCCGCTTGATTATTGGCTTCCAGAACACTCACCGTTGAAGTGAACAGACTTGCCGGCGCAGTTACAATCACAGAAAAATTACACTGCGCGTTCGTCAGAAAATTGTAACAGGTGCGGTTAACCGTGGCCTTTTTCGTGGTGTTGTAAAACACTGATGATTGCCCATCACAAATAAGCTCTTCTTCCGCTGCCTTTTTGGCGGCATTGTAAGCAAGCTGATCAGCCGCCGATTGCGAAATTGTCGAGCTATAAGTGTGTGCCGCAACTTGCTTGGTGACTGCATCGCCAGTCTCGCCTTCGCCGCATTCAGCAGTGAATTCCTGAGCCGTATTCCAATACGTGCAGTTCAAATCGCTGGTAGCCTGTTGAACCGCTTCAGCCAGCGCTTGGCTGTTCGCGTCCGCTTGACTTACGGTTGACGAGTATTTACCAGCGGGAACGGTCGCCGTTGAAGGGTTGCCTTCTCCAGAACATTCCGCCGTGTAGCTTTGCTCCGTGTTCCAATAAACCGTTCCCGAATCCTCGCAAACCAATTGTTCCCGCGCCATCGTCCGAGCTTGCTCAATGGCTTTTTGGTTTGCATCCGCAACTGACACCGTTGAAGCCACCGTATCCTTGGGAATGGTAATCGTAACGCTGTTTCCAGTTTGGCCATCCGGACAATCAGCCGTGGCCTGTTGCCGATCATTGAAATATAGCGTCGTCACAGGAGCGATACCGCGAGCATGAACCGGCTCGCATTCACGCACTCGGGTTTCTTCGCGGCAATCGTAAATCAGTTGCGAGAGCGCCACTTTGTAAGCTGTTTCCCCGGCTTGCGCTTGAGCGGCATTCTTCTCGAAATCCCGGTAATGCTCCCAGCGAACAAAATTATCCACGGCGCGCAGCAATTCTGGATCGTCATCCACCAAGTCGGAATCCACCCAGTCGCGCTTAATGCCGGTGTAGCGGACAACAATTGTTTCGGTGGATTGAATCCACGGTCCAATGTGAATCCGTCCCGCTTCGATTGCCCAAACGCCACTCATCGCCCGCCGAGTCGCATTAGTTGACTCTTGGGGATAATGGTAGCCCAATGGTAATACTGGGAGTCCGGAAGCAACCCCTTCATCCGTCGGCACCGGGATATTCGACTTGCCGCCGCAGAGAGCTTGTGGAATTGCGAAATAAAGATGAATCGGCCAGCACGTACCGCATTGGGCGCTTCGACCGAGATAATTCCGGATATGGCACGGATCAACCTGCTTGTATTCGATTTCGGAACACCAGTCGTCAGCCGCATCCGCACTTTCCTCTCCAGTCTCAGGATCAATCTTATCAATAACTGACAGCCGATGGATTTTGGCTCTCGGGAATTCAAATGACGTGAGGCCGCAATTGTACGTCGTAGCGCAGTGCGGGACCAAATACGTATTGTTGTTTTGAAGGCATTCCACCCAACGTTGAAGATCAACCAGCGCGTCCACAATTGACTTGTCATGTGGAATGCGCAGGTTGCGGGCTTCGCCAGCGGCAAACACCCGCTGGCGAACGCCCTGCTTCAATTGTGCGAACGTAAGCATCAATCTCCGACCGGTTCAGGCTCCGGAACGCCTCCCGACAGCGAACGCGATTCCGTCTTTTTCGTCACCGGCATTTTCATGGACTTTTTCGCCGTGGCCAGCGCAATCGGAGGTTGGCTTGCGGGGACAGACGACGCCGATGAAACATCGCCCGCCCCGCTACCACCATCAGGGCCAACACGTCCCCCGACAGAAAGTTTGCTTGCCTCCGGATTAACCGCCGCAACAGGAACCACGTTTACCGCTTTTGATGCGCTTGGTAGCGGCTGCTTTGGCTTTTGATTCGGCGAACTCAACACTTGCAGCTTTGGCCTTGGCCTTAGCAACGAGGGCATCAAGACTGGCTTTTTTTTTAAGTCGGTGAAAGTGGCCTCATCAATCGCAACTACCCCAGCGCGACCTTTGCCGTTGTTGGCCATCGCCAGCTTCGTCAATCCCAGCGAAGTCTCAGAGCCTTCAGCACACTCAATCAATCCGACATTTCCGGAGACGATTACAAATTCAATTTTCTTCCCATCAATGAACAACGGCGTGTTCGCCATGACTTTCTTGAAATACGCCCGGCGATTGCTTGGCGACGGCGGAACCGACGGTACAGGAGCGTAACCGGTGGGCGGATAGGCATCCTTGGAGTACCCTTTGGCAATCCATTCCTCAAGACTTGGACCATCCGTGCGAAGCGGATCACCGGGTTTCCACTCAGGAGTCATCGGTGAGCCATCGGGACGTGTTTGGGGGTTTGCATCATTCGTGATGGTTTCCATACGTGTGTTGGTGTTGTGTTGGTGGCAAAAAGCTTCAGTTCAAGACGTAATCAACTTTGCTCCCTTTACGCAAATTGTCACTCCCAAATAGCGGTTGTAGATTTGAATAATGGAAGCACTGCTTCATCTGTTCCGCGTCCGACAAATCAAAGGATGCAATCGGCTTCTTGTGATCCACATGCCAAACTTTGCCGTAGTTATCAAAACTCATGTCGGCCACAAATTGCGACTGCAAATGATTTCGCAATGTATCCCAGTCACATCCGATAAGCTTTGACGCTGACGCCGACATCTTAACCCCTTGAGACTTCACTGCTGCGCGAATGCGATTCCGCGCATTGACGATTATTCGTCCGCGTGGGCTGGCGTACCGTCGCTTTCCAGCATTGCGCCAGATTTCACGCATCTTTTCAGGGTTTCGTTCACACCAACGCTTATGAGCAGCAATTATTCTGTCCGGATGTTTTTCCGCATACCGTTTGAGCTTTTGCTTGCCTGCATCACTTAGATTATAGCTGTGTTGGGCAGCCCTTATTCGATCCGGGTGCACCTCGGCATATCGTCTAAGCCGCGCCTTTGCCTTCTCGGTTTTATTATAGCGCTGTTGGCGCAACTTTGCCGCTTCAGGGTGTGCGAGATTCCAAGCTTGAAGACGAGCAACATCGCTTGCCATACGCTCCTTGTCTCGACTGGCAAGGTAGCCAATCAAAGCAACCTTTATGGCGATGTGAAGCATATACTAAAAATGCGGAGAAGCCGTTCTAATCTTCTCCGCATTTCATACGTAAGTGGTTGATTATGCGCCGGTTGTGGTGCTCGTCGTGGTTGGGTATTCCAAACCTTCAACCTCAGTGATGGACGGCACGTTGTCCGAGAAATTCTCGATGATCAGGTTCCCACTGGGGCATTCAACCACAGTGGTAAACGTGACGGAGTTCAACGTCTGCTGCCGCGTGTGAACCTTCATCACGCAGGCGAAGTCCGGATTGATGCTCGCCAGCGTCTTCAAATCACCCGTGTTCTGCACCACGCGATTCGAGGCGATGATACCCGGATAAATCCCGGCGAAGTCGAGGACCCAAAGCTTGCGCGCCGTGTCGCCAACGCCCGCCTCCGTGGCCACCGAGATTTCGTCATCGAAGGCGTAATGGGTAATGACGTTCATCACCACACCCGCCGGCCAAAAGAGCGGATAAGACCGGTAGAGGAATCCGAATTCCGCTTTCTTCGAGGTCGAGAACGCGCCGACGTCCATCGTCATACGCAACGTCGAATCCCCATTGTGATCCTCTGACTTCGAGGCGTAATACTTGACCATCGCCCGGTTGATCAACTCCGCAGTGATCGTGTCCGTGAAGACATCAATCACCTTGTTGTTGTTGTTCTGTGTGCTCCGGACGCGGATGATGTGGTAGAACGCCTTGAACAGCGCCACAAGATTCAGGTCTTCACCGAGCAAATCCACCACGCGCCCGCACTCGGCCATCTGCTCGTAAACTCCAACCGGTTCGGCCCGTTTGCCAACGCAAACGTCGCCGTCCACACCAAGGCCAAGCTCGCTGGCGTCGTACGTCTGGATGTCTTCCAGCGAATCGTAATCCGCAAGGTTCTGGTTTGGCAGCGCTTTGTTCCAGAAAAAGTCCTGCACCCAGCGTTTTTGGAAGTCAGCCGAAAGCTGGCGATTCTTGTCAATCTCGGGCACATCGCCGAACTCCCGGAACAGCGGGTTGTTCTCCAGCATGAGCGACCGGTATTGATCGTACTTGCTGGACTTGCACATGCTCCAGCGAGTCGTCTTGACCCAGAACGGAACGAGCTTCTTAGTCAGGTACGCCGGCATCTCAGCGCATTCCTTCTCGTAGTCGGAAACGTTGTTTCCGCCGCGAGTGAGATAACCATCGGTCAGGTTTCCAAGCTTCTCAGCGTCCAAATTGGAATTCGAGTTGAGCGCCGTAAGGTTCAGGTCCAACGTGTCCCCGGCGCCTTCCGCAACCGCCAACACCTTGAACGCGGTGCGAACAGCCGCGCCACCTTCACCGGCGCCGTTCAGGTAAACCACCATTCCGACCGGGAAACTGCGCACATCAGCGGGAACGTTTCCAGCACTGGTGACGTTAATTGCCCAGTCACCTGCCCCGGCAGAAGTACCACCAGTGAAAATCCAATACTCGTTGTTGATGGGGCTGTACTGACGCGCCTTGATGAATGGCGCAATTTGAAGAAGTCCTGAATCCTTGCCGTGCGCGATAACCTTTTTGGAGAGGTTGACCTTGTTGGCCATCAGGAAATCGAAGAGGCCGTTCTGCGTCTCTTCGCACTGCTTGATTTCCATGTCGGCCATCAACAGCGCTTCCATGACCCGGTATTCACCGGATTTCATGTACGCATCCGTCAGGTCGTCCGTGGTGAGCGGCTTGGCGTTACAGAGCGCAACGGTGCCGCATTGCTTGATGTTCGTTGAAATGCTGGGAGCGCATTTCGCAAAGGTGTTTGCTGTAAGTGCCATAATCTTGCTTCGTTGTGCTGCGCTTGTGCGCCGCTTTACGAAACAAGATTACCCCAAGGCTTTTGCAACGAAACGTTCGACCGCAGTTTGAGGCCCGCCCGCCTTTTTGTCTTTGGCTGCTGCCATTCTTGGCGACGAAAACGACGATGGCGAAATCGGCTTGCGCGCACGATTACCATCGTTTTCATCAACATCGTCTTCGTTTTCCAAATCATCGGAGCGAGAGGACCGCTTTTCCTTCACGGGGTCTTCATCGTCTTTAATCAGTCCCCGGGCTTTTGCGCGGCGCGAAAATTTTTTCTCTTCCTCTTCGAGTTTTTCCTTGGCCAGCTTGGCGTACCTGTTGGTTGCCATATAAGTGAGGTCTTCGGGGCTGAAAGTCCAATGGTTCTCTCGATCATCGGATGACATCTTCTCCATTTGCGCCTTGGTGGCAAACATCCTTCCCTTGTCATCAATGCGCTCATCTTCTGGACGCGCCATCATTGCTTTTTCACGCCCCAATGCAAATGCGGCGAGGCCGGCATGTAATTCATCCTTGGGATTGAATTCCACAAGGTCATTGGAAAGCATGTAGATCGTTGCTGCGGCAGCTTCCGATGCGGCAGCGGCGCCAACAACGATGTCGTATTTATCCGGGTCCGACTTTTTCAAAGTTTCAAGAAACTCCCGGTTGATTCCTCCATCCTCCGCGACCACTTCCTTGAATTCATCTCCAAGAGCCTTCCAGCATTGATTGCCAGCTTCCGCTGACACAGCAGCTACTTCGGGAGCTTTCTTTGAAGCTTTTTCGCGCCGCTCAATAGACTGCTTTACTCCATCCAATTCAGCCTTGCTGCTTTCAAAGCGCTTCGATGCGCGCATATCAGCCAGCGCTTCGGCATAGTCGTCGTCATCGTAGTTGACGAATTCCGCCTCGATTTGATCAATGGCATCGGCGTGTTGCTCGTCTTTCTCATCAAACTTCTGCCCGGGATTCTCTTTTTCCCACTGATCAGCGTACTCCTTGAGCTTGCGCTTTCCGGTCTGATACTTCTCCACAACGCCTTTGTAGCGCCCGTTGAAGTCTGGCATTTGTTCCATGTGGAACAAAACCTCAAGACGTCGCTTTTCCTTCGGATCGGACTCCTCCTCGATTGGCGACTTTCCTTTATCTTCCTTGGGCTTCGACAGCACGCTTGAAAGTCCCTTTGCAATGCTGGCGCCAAGCTTCTCTTCGTCAATCGGTCGCTGTGAGACTACTGGTTGACGCACCGCCGGCTTGGCCGGTTTAGCAGCCGACTTGTGAGTTTCATCCCCATTTTCGTCGTCATCATCCTCCTCTGCGGGCGCTTTCTTCTTCGGCTTCTCGTCCTTGGGTTTTACGCCAAGAAGATTGGCGATGAATTTCGTAGCGGGCGCTTCGGCTGCAATCGGCTTATCACCTTCCAGCTTTGCGGCGGCAGCGGCAGCTAATTCGGCATCACTCAGCTTCGGGGTTTCTTGTGGGTTCATGGTGTTGGGTGATTGGTTTTAACTTGGCAGTCTCGAATCGTGTGTCGGCGGGTTGAGACGACAACTCCCGGAATACCTCAATGAATTGGTGATATTTACGAGCCTGACGAAACGAATCATTCCCCGCCAATGCTTGCGGAGCATCCGGGTCCAATGCGCTGGCCGAAAGCATGAGTGCCTCGCCAGCTTTCAATTGCGCCCTTGCTGCAACTACGCGAATCATTGTGCTGGCTTCCGGGCGCACCATCCACTCCCGTAGTTTACGCTCTTCGGAGAGTGAGATTGGTTCAGACAAAAGCTCTATCACTGCCAAAGTGAAACCACAGCACCACAATTAGCGCAAGGGAAATCGCACCTGTACACTGCCAGTTGTGGCGATTATGCCGGCTTTGGCTGATTCTTCTTTGCCTTAGCAGAAGCTTTTGCCACGGCTTTTGCGGCCTCAATCTTGGCTTCAGTGGTTTTTTCGGCGAGCTTGATCTTGGATTCCGTAACCGCTTCCGCCACCGCAACCTTGCCTTTGGCGTCCTCAACACGAACGGCAGAGTCAACGTCAGCCTTTTCCTTGGCAGCTTGAACCTGAATCGCCGCAGTGGTAGCCGCAACCTGTCCCTCAATGGCTGCCTTCTGGGCCATCCGCTGCAATTCTGCTTCGTGCGATTGCTGTTTGCGCGCCTCTTCGGCTTGGAATTTTGCCGCGTCAATCTGCATCTGCTGCTGGGTTTCCGCCGCTTTGATTGCCGTCTTCTGCTGCATAGCCTCCGCTGCTTTGAAGATGCCCTCAAACTTCTGGACAATCTGCGCCAGTTGATCCAATTCCTGCTGTTGCTCGCCAACTTTCTTGGCTGCCGGCGCAACAAACTTCTCAGTAACCGTCTGGATGATGTTCTGCTGTAATTGCGCCAAAACTGGCTGGAGTTGCGCCATGATTTGCGACGGATCGTTGCCTGCGTCTTCAGCAACGGAAGTGATGTCAAAATCTTGCGGTGCGCCGGCAAGCTTCGCCGCTTGCTCAATGAGCTTGAGAATCCGGGCGACTCCAATTGCCTGAACGAATTCCGGCTTCTGGGAAATAATCTGCAAAGTCTGAAAGAGCACTTGCGACATCTGCGGATCAGGATCGTCCTCTGGACTGACATTCGACCTCGAAAACTCCGCGTAATTCAGCTTGGATTTCTGTCCACCTACCAGCTTCTTGCGCGGCCCATTGCCGGTAATTTTGAATCCCAATTCTTCAACGTGTTTTTCAAGGTCCTGAATGTCGTTTGAAACATGCGCGGTAACATCATCGTCGCGATAAGCCATGTTGGCCTCATACGCCTGCTGCTTCCACGCATCAATGCCGGCATCAGTTGAGCTTGCCGTGTAATTGATGCGATTCTCCGAATTTCCAGCCGTGCGGACAATTTCCTCCTTGGACTGGTAATGTGGACCGGCGGCGCCCGTCTCTTGCGCGGTAATCTGAAGCACACGCTCCATAATGCTCAAAGCCGTGGAGAGCATTGATTGCAGTTCAACGATGCTTCGGAACTGAAACTGATGCGAAACGAATGCCTGACGAGGATCAAGGCCCGCCCGAGTCAGTTTCATTGAATCGAAGCCAACGAAATTGAGACTGCGGTATTTCCGTTCCCCAAGATTTTCCAGCCCTTCGATGTCCTTTTTGTCCACCATCTGCTTGTCATACCAGTTGATGTTGACGAGGTTTTGCTTGGCCGTCAGCACCATCTGTGAGAGCAGGTTTCCAAGGTGATCCTGCCAAGGAATACATTCGAGAGCAAAAGAGCTTGGCTGGCCGGCTTGCGCATCAAAGTCAAAACCCATGAACCACATTGGATTGTAAGCGCACGGCGCCGCCCAGATGATCGTTGCATCACCGGCCACAGTGAAACGGTGCCACACGGGATACTTGTACGGTGCCAGTCCCCACCGTGAAGGCACCAGCTTCCAAAAGAATTCCGTCAGAAACATCGCGGCATCGCGCTCTGCTGTACCGTAGTACGCCGCCTTATCTTCCCGTCGTAATGTCGGATCGTTGACCTGCGGGAATTTCAACTGACATGGATAAACCTCGTTGAAATAGTTCCGGTACAGCGGTTGATCCATCCAGTTCGTTCCGAATGAAATCGCCTTCCGGTTCCAATACATTCGATTGTCGAGCACTTCCCCTGCTCGTGTTACCGACCAATGCCACGCATATTCAACTCCGGAATCGGTGTTGATCGTCGGCAAAGGATGGCTCAAATCCCATCCCATGCGTGTTGGATGCGGAAAATCGTAACGCAGCCCCTCCTTTTGTACCTTGGCCTTGCCGCCGATAACCTGCTTTTCGACGTACCATTCTTCCTTTGGAAATGACAGCGCCACTCCATACTTCAACTGCATCTGTATGGCTGTTTTCAAGTACTCCGACCACCCGAGCGCTTGCGCGCATTTATCAACAACCTCCGTGATGATTTCGCATTTAACCCGGTCCCCATCGGTTTGGTTCGCCGGGCGATACTTCAGCAACGGCGACTTGTCGCGCTCATTGTAAATGCGTGCCGTGCGGATGGTGTGGTAGGCGCGGACGACGGGAATAAGAATCTGATAGAATATCGGCGGGTTGATGATCTTCTTCGTAATTCCGTTGCCAAGGTCCACCGACAAAAACAGTTCTTTCTCGGAGAGTCCGTACGTCTCCAGTTCCTTCATTAACTCATCGGCCTTGAGGTTCCGCTGAAGAAGCGCGTTGACAAGCGTTGGCGTCGTTTGGGCAAATGGAGTTTCAAAGGCAAGGTCAATGGCCCAATAGGTCTTGTACTCGCGCAGGTTGCTTTGCCGGCCATCGTAAACGCGCTGCTGAATGGTTGACGTGAGTTTGCGGATCAACGGAGACGGTTTTTCAGCGGTAAACAACTCCTTGTACGCTCCGCTCGAAACGCCGCGTGTCGCCAGATATTCAATGTCAACAGCCATAAAGAAGCGCCGATTATTCCTCTTCCATCGCCATGACAGCCCTGTTCACCTTGCCCGGCTTCATCGGCATTTTCTCTTCGGCTTTGTCCTCTTCGACATCAGCGGCGTCACTTTCGCTTTCCGACTCAGCACCGTCCAATCCGACAACCTCAAATTCGCCGGGAGACATCTGGCGAAGCTTCAACTTCAAGGTGTAATCAGTGCCGTCTTCCCAGCCTTTGATGGTTTTAGACCAGCGCGGGTCGCCGGGGTCCAGTGAGAGGCGATTGTCAACCGCTCCGGGATCAGGAACGGTGTTGCCAGCCTCCATTGAGGCAACTGCGGGATTCACAGCCATAAACGTTTTTGATTGATTGATGCGCGCAATCGGCGCTACTTAGAACTACCTAAGCAGCACATCAAGCCGCTTGCAACCGAAAACGATACATGCCAAAACCGGCAGCCACACAATTTCAAATCTCACCACGCCAGAAGGAAGGGATGGAATTGTGCCGAAAAAAGCAGTTTGTCCTGTTCTCTGGACCACGCCTGACCGGTAAAACCCAATGCAGTTTGCATTGTGTAGCCGACCACGCTTGGAGAACTGATCGCGGTAATGTTTCCGTGGTGTCCGTGAGTCAATCGGTTGGCCTTGATTCCGGTGTTTGGAAGGCTCTCACGACCATTACCATACCCCAATGGATCAACTCCGGAATGGGAATGAAATGGGTCAAGAAGCCGTACATCGCAAACGTCACCAAGCGTCCAGCGTGCGCAGTATCAAATGCCTACGGTAACGTCACCGAGTTGCAGCTTGATTCACTCAAATACGAACATGAGGTAGAAGACCGGTTCAAAAGCCGTGAATTTACGTGCATGTACGTTCCTGAACTATCCGCTTTCCACGACAAAAAGACATTCGATATTTGGGCGGAATGCCTTCGTGCTGTGCATCTTAAAGATGACCAGTTTTTATTTTTGGCTGACACTAATCCAGCGGATGAAGGCGAAGACAGTTGGATTTACTTTCAGTGGTTCATCCTGCCAAAGCTTACGTACGAGGAATACGTAACCCTGTGCCACAAAAAAGACATGCCCATTCTCTCCGAGAGCGCTTTTGACAGTTACAAGCTCTCCTTGGGGCACCTGACATTCAACATATCCGATAACATTTTCCTTTCAAAAGCCCGCGTGGAACGGTTGGAGGCCACCTACGCAGCCGACCAAGACCTGTACGACCGTTACATCCTTGGACTTTGGAAGAAAGCCAGCACGGATGCGCTATTTGCTAAGGTATTCAGGCCGCGCATACACGTCGTTGGAGAAATTGAGACGCCGGCAAACCCCGATCCTGAAATCCTTGTCCCAGAGAATTCTACTGATTCATTGAAGACCGGTTGGGACCCGGGCGCTGGCGTCAACAGCGCCGCATCCTTTGTCGAGCGCATCACCCGGCAGGTTACAAGCACAAGTGGAAAGCTTATTGAAAAGTCTGTCTTCAAGGTTTTAGACGAGTTTGTAATCACTGGAGAGGATCATAGCCTTGATGAATTTACAGAGGAATGCGTCAAAAAAATGGAATACTGGGAGGACAAGATGGGACGGCAGTTCCAATGGACGCATTGGAGTGACCGTTCAGTATTCGACATGAAGGAGCCACGCCATGCGAAATACTATCACCAGATCATTCACGAGGCTTCAGACGGCTTGGTTACTCTAAGGGCTGCCGACCGTGGGCCGGGGTCAATTCGACAACGCATCAGCCTGCTAAGAAAGCTGCTGTTCGAGAATCGGATTTACTTCTGCAACGACCGTTGCCCGCGTCACATTGAGATGCTGCGCGCCTTGAAACCCGGAACCAGCGAATTGATGCCCATCCAGAAAGGCAGCAAGCACAAGCATATTTTTGACGCGCTCATGTACTGCATCGCATCCGAGTGCTATGATGAAATTCAGGAAATGCTTTTCAACCGCATAGCCACGTCCAGAGGGGATCATGAATCCAGCCTTATTTCGATTCCGACGTAATGCACTGCTGAAGCTCCAACTCAGCGCAGCCTTGATGGTTGCGGGTTTTGGGAGTTTAACTCGCCCAAGCGAATCCATTCCGCGATTGCGGGGCGCTCTTAAAACGTGGTTCCGCTGGGGCAAAGAACGCAATCCGGCGCCGTTCTGGGTGTTCTACATGAGAATGCGGGCGTGCAAAAAGTGTCCTTTCTTCTATCCAAAACTTGCCACTTGCGGCAGCCCGCTCGCAAAAAACTTGCAAGGCGTAGGCTGCTGGTGTCATTTACCCACGAAAGCGAGTATCATTCATGCAGACTGCTACCTCCGAGAACTCGGAATTGACGACGAAAACGGATGGCCAGACGCCGCCAGACGACTCTCAGCCTGCCCCAAACCGACAAACAGACAAAAATGCAAGTGTTCCCAACGCTCAGACGCAAGCCCCGGACAGGGTAAGGCTGATGGCGATGGGGCTGACGAAACGAGCGGCGCGTAAAATCCTTGCTGGCGGCGGAAACGAGCGCTGGTTGACTTTGCAAGTCACAGCGAGGGTCAATATGACGTTCTACGCGAACTCGTTGGAACAACTCGCTGCCGCGCAAAAGCGCGCCAACATGCTCGGGTCAGACAAGACGATTGATGCAAGAACCAGAGTCGCAGCGCTCGCGGTAGTAGCTCAGTGCGGAATGTCCATCGCTCGGCTTGGAGAAGCCAACCTGTCAAATGCGGCGCGGATAGATGATCCTGATCGTGATTCCGAAAAAACTCCAGCGCCTCAGAACAACACGGTCATCTTTGGATTCCCGCCAGTCGCCTCTGCGCCAACCTTGTCAGACGGAGAAAAAGCCAAAAATGGCAGAACAGTTGATGTTGAAGCATTACCGATTGCCAAAACCTCCGAGCCTGTTCCCCCGGCCTGAATTCTGCATTATCCTTTGCCTGTATGGCACAGGACGCATTCGGCAATTGGATCAGTAATCCGCAACCGCCAGCGCAAGGCGATTTACCAGCCTCGATGCGAGGCGTTTTGTACGGCGCTGGCGCTCCATCTTCAGACCTTGGGAGAACCGGTCAAGGCTACATCAATACCAGTAACGGAGATTGGTACACCAAAAAAGACACCGGCTGGGAACTTCAAGCCGGCGGCGGGGGCGGCGGGGCAAGCGTTACAACTGGCACAGTTGATCCAGAAGGCGTTGAGACTGCGGAAGTCGGAACAATCTACGTTAACACGTCTGCTAAGAAACTCTTCGTCAAAGAATCTGGCTCTGGCAACACCGGTTGGACTCAGTACATCTAATTATGGTCAAAAGGATCACAACCGCATTGCTTACAGCATGGTTGGCCACTGACCTCTATGCTCAGGGCATTGCCGTGCGCAGCAATGGTGGCCGGACAACCAACCACAACAACTACGCGGAATTTTCACTCTACAACACGGCTGGAAATTCGCTGCTGTCAAAATTCGACGGCTCAGGCTGGGTTGGCAATGGGTATGGATTGACCAATGTGCCGAGCAAGTGGTTTGACAGCATCGCCGCAATGACAAACTCCATACCCGTCTCGAATTTGGTTGTGCATGTATGGAGTTACTTCGGGACCAATTGGGAGGGTGGCGGCGTGTTCGCGTGGGAAAATTCCAGCGCGACTGCCGATCTTGGAAAAGTGTTTGTTGGCACTTCTGGACGATGGAGGCGAATTGATACTGGCTACCCGACCAATTACGTGTTCATGGAGCATTTCGGCGTTGTGCCAAACGCGGTGATGGACCAATACGCGGGCGCTCAGGCCGCGATCAATGCCACGCCCTTCAGCGAAGGCAAACTCATCCTGCCAGACTACAATTTTGCAGTGGGCACAACGCTGACTTGGACCAATCGCCGGGGATGTTACTTTGGCACTCGCAACGCAGCTTATGTGGTGAGTCCGGGTTATCGGGTTTATCCGAACCCGACATGCGTCATTCACTGGGTCGGCGCGAACGGCGGGACAAATCTGGTGGCCTACGATGTCGGCCATAACACGTTTCGCGGGTTTGGACTAGATACGCGCATCGGACTTAATAACGGCGACCAGTGGACCAACGCGGCGGGGCTGTTGATGGACGTGGACATGTACCCGACTCATTCTACCACCACGAGCGCAAATGTGTTTGATGGCATTTATTTTCGTGAGCGCGGTACAAACACCACGCTCGTTGGCCAGCGAATTGCAAGTTACAACTGGCAGAACTGTGAATTTTTCCTGTGGTATGACTGCTACTGGCAGGGCGGCGGCTGGAATCTGCCCGAGTATTGGGTGACTACTACAAACCTTGGTGCATCCAAAGGCATCCAGCTTGGCGGAAACGGGGGCGGGCAGAACAGTTTCAACCACACGATGCGTAACTGCGGATTTGACCGTTGGCAGTATTTCATTCATAGCAGCGGCGGGCAATGGGACATCACAGGGAACTACGGCACGGCTGCCGGCGCCGCCGCGTATTATCTCAATTGCGACGGTCCATGTTATATCCGTGGAACGCGAGACGAAGGGGATCATCAATTTGTGGTTAGTCCATCTACGCATCCCGTGACACTATCAGCGAACCAGATTGCGATGACAACGGGCATGTCGGTTGCCAATGTCTGCCCGGTGGACGTGCAAAACCTGATCGCCTTCGGAAACAAGTTTCAGCACGAGGCGAACATTCCGAGCATCACGAACTCGTTTAACTCCACTGGCTGGTATTTGGGTTCGCAAAATTCGTTCCGCAACACGAACGATGCGCTCATTGCCTCGTGGCGATTCAATAGCTCGTTCAACAGCCACGGTGATTTCGGCACCGTGAAAGACAATAACAACATTGAGTCCGGCCCGTGGAAAACCCCCAGCGCCACGCAGACAACGAACGTGGTAATTCAACGTTTCACCGATGGAACGTCGTCAACGATGGCACTGACCATGATGCCGAGCAACGGCGTGTTCGGAGTCGGCAGCTATCTGAACAACGTTCACTTCGGAGTGTATAATCCTGATTTGAATAAGACCAGTTTCCAATTCGGCGACTCAGTAATCAATCCGCGTTTCAAGTTGTTGCCTTCCCCTTCTGGACTGATTACAGAATTGCAACTGCTGGGCAGTAACTCCGTATGGATGGAGTTTTACAGCGGCAGCGGCAGCACGGCCACACGCCTAGACATTACCGGAGCGAGCGCGGTGAACAAGATTCATGCTAGAATTGGATCACTGAAGTTCACAGGCACAAACGATCAGGATTTGCTTACGTTTGGCTTGGATTACAAGACGAAATTTCCGGCAGACACCAACTTTGAGGTTGTGGGTCAGGCATTATTTTCTCGTGCGCTTTCCACCAACGGTTACATCTCTCTAGCCACAAATTATCTCGCCAATCTTAACACGGCTGGATTTACCAATTCATCCATTGCTCCGGGAATTGGCGGAACGAATTCGATGTTTGCCCGCGTAACAGCCACGAGCGGCTCTCTGGAATACTACCACCGCAGCGGGATCAATGGCGGCACAATTGCTGGGATTGGAATTTACACGAATACCCTTACGGCAACTCCGGTTGTGATTCCTGTTGGAGTTAATTGCGGGTTCATTATCCGTTCTCCAGTGGGGGTGGACATACAGGCATTTGCCGGACCATAATAATCACACCGTGAAATACATTGCTTCAGTTCTCTCGGCCTTGGCTGTCAGCGCAACGACGCTATTCGCTCAGGGTGTTGCCATGCGAGCCACCAACGGCATTGCGGTAGCACCAACCATCCTCTCCAATGCGGTTGTGCTGCTAAAGGCATCCAATCCGTACAGCCAAGTTCCATATCCGAATCCCGGAGCGGCCCGAGCGTCGGCGGTATCCGGCGATACGATTGTTCTGAATCCCGGAAGCTATACCGTCACTAATCTGGCCAAGGATGGTGTAAACTGGCATTTTACCCCCGGCGTCATTTTGCATCACGACTTCAACGCGGCCAACGTTCAGAAACAAGCCATCTTTCAAGACAACGATTACACCGACTTGAATCAGTACGGCGACGGGACCAACTCCATGTCATTCAAGGTCACAGGCACAGTCATTGCCACCAACCTTCCGTCTGCGTTCGCGGCTTTCAGCGGAGTAAAGACTAAGGTGGACTTCGAGCTTCCCGGTTCGGAAATCACGATCAGCAACGGGGCAACCTTCGTTAAGATGGTGCCCGGCTGTGTGGTCATCCAGCTGCCTGACCTCTACACTTACCCAGCAAACAAGCCGGCAATGGATACCCGCGTCAACTTCACCGCGTCAAAAGTCTCGGGCCTGATTTACCTGAGTGACGCGGCGGCGACTTGGGATGTTGACCTGTACGAGAACTGCGCGTGGTGGCTGGACCGGGACACAACCAACTCCATTTATCCATCTTCCTTGTTTCGCGGCAGAGAGGCGAGGAACTGCAACGTTGTGGCCGGTGGCGCTCAAGCCACTGGGCACGCCAACGGGCAGGTGGCGGTGTTCGACATTCCGCTGTGGTACGGCGGCGACCCGCTTTCGCTCAACACCAACATCTGTCATCTCAACATGGGCACAGTGCTATTTCGCAACACGAGGTTCTACCAAGGCACGAACGCGACGGCGGGCCTGTTTTGGCTCTCAACGGGCAGTGTCTCCGCGAGCATTGACTACACAAACGCAGGGTGGCTCGTCTTTGAGGGTTGCAGCGTCATTGGAAAAGCTGGAAACACCAAGCAACTCATCGGTTGGGACAATGCGGAGGCTCACACCAATAATCCGCGCATTCACTTGGCTGACGATCTTCTTTATGTGAACGCAGTTGTCACTGGTCTGCCAACCAACAATGGGCCGGGAGCGGTCATTGAGGTTTTTGGACTCACGAATAACAACTCGGCGTTTACAGGGGCGCATTACATTCCGGGCATCATCACCGGCAATGGCGGTGGCGTAACCAATTTGCTCGGTTTGAATACAAACATCGCCGCCGCAAATTCGATCAGCAACAAGCTCAACATTGACTTGGGCGGCAACGTCACCGTCTCGGGCACACTCATCGCCGGCTCGCTGCAATCCACGCTTGGTGGCAGCGCGACGATTTGGGATCACACGTCCTTCGCGGGGGCGTCGGCGGGACAAGAGCTGTTTGATGCGTTTGCCATCGCAGGCAACAAGGTGTTCGGGATTCAATCCCAGCCAAATGACGTGCAGCAGCCGACCAACATCTTTTTCCGCGTGGATTACCCAACGAAGCAGAAATACGGCCTCGGCAGCTTTGCGACCAATTACATCGCCAACGCGAACACCGCAGGCTACACGAACAGCCGCGCTGCGCCCGGCATTGGCGGCACCAACAACATGGTGGCGCGAGTTGTCGGCACGAGCGGCACTCTGGAGTTCTACAACCGGAGCGGCGAATACGGCGTCACCGTCTGCGGTGTCGGCGTGTTCACCAACACGATTTCATCTTCGACGTGGCACATTCC